AATTGTATTGTACAATTTTCACATCATTCATATCTTTAAAATTATACATGATTTTAAAGATTAAATCAATTATTTAGATAGTACCTAGCTTTGCAGATATTGTTACTGCAATTATACTGCATTAGAAACGTAAACGTTTTATGCTCTCTCGTATATCATTTTTTAGTTCGTGTAGATATTTATTTGTTGTATCTATATTCTGATGTCTTAATTGGCTTTGTATCGTTTTTAAATCTATATTATTATTTAATAAGATACTGGCATGTAGGTGGCGTAACATATGCAGTCCACCTTTATAGCCATATTTAGCCAACTTGTTTTTAAATGATTGTCTGATATTGTCGAGTGTATACCTTGTTGTAGTGTATGGGAATATACAACCATCATCAGGTTGGTATTGTTGGAATATATCATATAGTGTTTGTGAAAATTGAACAAATTCTCCAACACGATTTGATTTAGGGGAGGATACAATATATTCACCATTTACTTTAGCGTACCCTCTATTGACATATATTTTATAACTATTAAAATCGATATCCTCCCAATTTAGTACAATAGCTTCATTGCCACGTAAACCTGTATATAAAAGTATATACAAAAATAATCTTCTTCTATCTTTGTAAGTTTCGATAATATCTTTCACATCATTAATATCTGGCAGTTCTCTCTGTCTACGCTGTTGAGGACCTTTGTTGATTAGAGATGTATGTATAGGGAATTGTATCAATTCGTTTTGGTATGCAACATTAATAATTGATAATATACCTCCGACACATGTATTGATTGTATTACGAGTACAACCTTTACTGATAAGATGAGCCGTAAATGTATTAACTATATCTTTGTTAATATCATTTAATGGCATATCACCAACCGCTTCTACAAATCGACGAACAACGCTTTTCTTTACATTGGCAGTAGAGGCCTTAATTAGTTGCTTCGATAATTGGTCTTGTATTACGTGGTTTGCGTATTTGGAAAATAAGATAGATGATGACTTAAATTCTTCTAATGTATTAATCTTATCTCTAAGTTTACGTCTACATTCTTGTATACCCTTTGCATACACTGTATAACGTTTATTATTAATCATTATTTGTCCACACCAAGTCCCATTGGAGCGTTGGTAAAATGTACCGTCTTGGTTACCTCTACGCTTTGCCATATTATCACCTCATATATAGTATATCAAAATTTGTCAAAAATTTTTCAACACAATACTTGACATATAAGTGGTGTTAGGTGTATAGTAAGTGTATAAACAACAAAGGGGGTTAGTAAAATGGAATTGATAAAAACAAAGGATATAGCAAAATTATTATCAGTATCAGAAGAACAAGTCAGACGATTTGTTTATCGTCATGGTTTACCCTGTTATCATTTAAGCCCTCGTATTATGAGGTTTAAAGAAGATGAGGTGATACAATGGGCGAGAACAACAAAACGTTCTTTCTATTAAGAATGGAAAATCATTTTGACACATCTATTGATACACTCGAAGAAGCTGTTGAAATACTTCATAGCGGTGTAGATTCTGGTATTTCCAAAGGTGGTATTATATACGAGGTAACTCGTCCTTTAGTAACGTATGGTAATGTAGCCGACATTTAGTTGGCTATTTTATTATAGATAACTTCACTTATAAGTGTTTTTTAGACAAGGAGAATGACATGGATTCAACTTATGTACAACAAGTATTCGACATTTTAGCAAAACCTTTTCACCCAGATGATGTGGAGTGGCGTCCGCAAAAATTGGTGAAAAATGGTTCTTGCCAAGTGTTAGCTTATATCACTGCTCGTGGTGTAATGAACAGATTAGATGAAGCCGTAGGCCCAGCAAACTGGGACATGCATTTACAACCTATTGATATGGGTGTGTCCGCAAAGTTAGATAAACAAGGGAATCACACTGATTACAAAGGTTTTGTATGTACTCTAACTCTTCGCATCGAAGATGAAGAAGGTAATGTAAAAGTAGTTACTCGTCAAGATGTAGCAAACTTAACAGACTTCGAAGCTATTAAAGGTGGTGCTTCTGGTGCCATTAAACGTGCGGCTGTTCAATTTGGCATTGGTCGATACCTATATGGCTTAGGTCAAACTTGGGTGCAAACTAATGATAAAGGTAAATTTAAAACACCTAAATTACCAGTGTGGGCATTGCCAGAGGGTTATGAATATCCAGAAACGTTTGCTAAAACAGAAAACACCATGGAGCCAACTTCATCAGATTGGGACGACGTACCTGTATATATAGAACCAACACAAGCTTCCAATCTAGGAGAAGACCCTGTGGTTACATTTGGAAAACACAATGGCAAACATTTCTCTGAAATTCCAATCGATTACATAGAATGGTTAGCTAAAAATGCTCAAAAACCAGACATGAAAGAAGCGGCTAGCAAATGGGTAGCAACTCATGGAGCTGGTCCAGAAAACGCACCATGGTAATTCAAGTCAATCCAGCTATTTTGAGTCAGTATGGACCTACAACAGCTGTATTACATGGCTATGTGAAGGCTAAAACAGCTGACGGTGTATTAATTGGGGGAGTTAAATGCTCCCCTATTAATATCGATACAATGGGTAAAGATATGGGTGGTCTGGCCCGTAATACTATCTACACTCATTTAGACATACTGAGTAAAGATGGATATATTGTATCATCTAGTAAACGATTACATAATCCAATACAATGCGAACCAGGTGTTAAATTACAAACTGCGGCGTTGTACGTGTATTTTGGTGTTGTAAAGGGGTAACACAATGACAGTAAGAGAATTAATTAATAACTTAGTAAGAAAAACAAACGATTTAGATAGTGAAGTAAATGTTATTTGTTCAAGCTTTGCTGTCGTGCAAACTATCGATGATATCGATATCAAAAAACATGACAAGAATGAGGTAACATATATTATCGCAAAATGAGGTGGTATATATGACATACGCTAAAAAATTACAACAAACAACATTGTTGTATATTAGGAAATGTACAAACGAGCAAGCTTTCCAAGGTGGTAAACCGAGTAGACAATTTTGGCTAACACGAGGGTTCCTTTATAAACAGGACCCAGATATTGTTAATATCGTATTTGACTACCTGGAATCAAAAGATGGTCACCAAGCAATGACATTATATGATGTTGTTAAATCAGCTAAAGCTCGTCAAACAGAGTTACGTTGGCAAGAAGCGGAACAACAAACGCCTAAGCAAACACAACATAGTGACGCATTTTCTTTTGATATGTTGATGAATATGTGAGGTATATATGAGTGTAGAGAACCTACTAAAAACAAAAATAGATATAGTAGAATACATAGGCAGATTTACAGAATTGCGACCAAAAGGTTCTTTGTACGAAGGCAGATGTCCTATTCATGGAAGTGATGAAGGTACTCCTTTAGTTATCTATCCTCAAACAAACAGTTATTATTGTTTCGCTTGTGAAAGTGGTGGGGATATAATTCAATTCGTAAGTGATTACGATGATATATCTCGTACTATGGCAATTAAAAAATTAGCACACGAAGCTAATATCAACATTGACGCTGATGAAGATTGGCGTAAGGCTGTTAAAGTGGAAGATACACATAGAGCTATTATTGATAGAGCTAAAGGACAACTTGATAAAGTCATTGATTATTTACATAAACGTGGCTTTACTGATGAAACTATTGCTTCCTTTGAGCTTGGCTTTGATAATGATACATTGGTAATCCCTATCCGTAATGAATATGGTCAACCTGTTGCTATCGCTCGTAGACAGTTTGATAAAAGCCCTAAATACATCAATAGCAGAAATAATATCATGTATGATAAATCTGCATTGTTGTATAACCTAGACCAAGCTATCAAAATTAAAAATAAAGATGAACTTTATATGGTTGAAGGTTATATGGACGCAATCAGCGGCCACCAAATGGGATTAGCTACAGTAGCTTATTGTGGCAATGAAGTTCATAAAGACCAGTTAAGAACGTTAACACGAGCATTGCGAAAAATACCTACAATTATTTATTGCCCAGATAATGATGCAGAAGGTATTAAACGTGTTCCACGTGTTAGAGATTATTTCCGTGAAATCTTACCACGTATAGCAGTTAGGGTTTTGCAATTACCAGAAGGCGTTAAAGACTTTAATGACGCTTTAAAAGCTGGTGTTGATGTAAGCACATTACCAAAAATACATATTGATAAGTATGTATTATGGCTTATGCTGGACAATTGTAAATCAGAAGAGGACGAATATGACGTAGCTCATGATTTCTTGAAAACAGTTTCAAATCCTTTATTTAAGGCTGATATTATTAAGAAATTATGTGAACGTTGGAATCGTGAATTTGCAGAACTAAAAGACTTTTTTGATAGTTATCAAGAAGATACCGACGAATTAGTTCAAGAGGCTTCGACGACTACCGAAGCTATCTCTGATTTAAAGAATCTGTACATGCGAGGTGAATACAAAACTCATTTCCAAAACTTGGATAAATGTATAGGTGGCATGGTTAAAAGCCAAGTAATGATAGTTGGTGCTTATTCCAGTGCTGGTAAGGCACTGACATTAGACACCGACATTATCACTCCTAATGGCAAGGTAAAAATGGGTGACATTAAAGTTGGAGATACAGTAATTGGAGAGGACGGATTACCGACTAATGTTGTAGCTGTATTCCCTCAAGGAGAGAAAGATGTATATCGTGTGACGTTCAAGGACAACACTTATGTAGATTGTTGTGAAGACCATTTATGGAAGTTCAAAATTATAGATGACTTGCACCGTGGGTATGATTGGAAAGTTAAGCCATTAAAAGAAATTATGGCTAATTACAAGATTAGAAAAGGCTCTACTCGTGAACAAGGGTATAATCTATACATTCCAGTTGCCAAACCCGTCCAATACAAAGAGAAAGAGCATGTTATCACACCTTATGTAATGGGGTTATTACTGGGTGATGGTGGTTTTAGTTCTAAACAAATAAGTTTCACAAATACCGAGTCGGATATTGTAGATAAGCTTATAGAACAGACAAATGGTATTGGAAAATGGAAACGCAATAGAATACAGTACCGCTTTAATAAAGGTAGAGGTCACAACGCTTTTACAGAGTATATATATGATACTTTCGGGAAGGTTACTGGAGACGGTAAATTTATCCCTGTTGATTATATGGTAGACAGCGAAGAAAACAGATTAGAGTTGATTAGAGGTCTTGTTGATACAGACGGGTCAATAGATAAGTCTGGGTTTGTTAGTTTTACTTCTTGCAACAAGCAATTGGCATTAGATTTTGCTGATGTTGTTCGTTCATTAGGGGCTAGATGTACGTTTGCTGTCAACTGCCGCAATGGCAAAAGCGACGAGTACACCGTCCGTATATTAGAGCGTTCCACCAAATGGTTTAGTAGCAAAAAGCATAAAGAAAAATACAATAATAGACGGGGTTTAACACGAAAATCTAACCGAAAAGATGAGCTAGCTATTATTTCGGTAGAAAAATTGGGTTATAAAAAAGCAATGCAGTGCATTACAGTTGACAACAACGACCATATGTATTTGTGTGGTGATTATATCCCAACCCATAACACCGATTGGTTAATTGAGTATCTATTACGTCAAGTAATTAAGAATAAAGCACGGACTGTATTCTTTTCTCTGGAAATGTCTAAGGGGAAGGTTATGGAACGTATTATAGCCAAGATATTACGAATCCGTTTGGCAGATGTGCGAGAACTTGTGATGAATGGTGATGAACGCATTGCACAAGTAGAATCTAAATTATCAGAACGTCTCGTAATATATGACAACAATAACCTTAATATCGATGAGATTGAACATCGTATTGTTGCTCTTAATAGAAAGAACACATTAGGTGGTCCAGTCGATATAGTGGCCGTTGATTACTTTACGTATCTCAAGGGTGCGAGTACGTATGAAGGTGCTTCTGAACAGGCCTTAAAAATGAAGGGGTTAGCTAAGAAATACAATGTTATCCTCGTCATGTTGAGTCAATTGAACCGTGGTGCCAATACGTACAATGAACCAACTATGGATTTATTGCGTATGACTGGTGATATTGAAGCTAGTGGTGACGTCATTATTATGTTATGGAGACCAGAAAAAGAACCAGGGCTTTCTTTACAGAAACAAGAAGAGTTAAAAAATATCACTCGTATGAAAGTTGAGAAAGCTCGTGATGGTATCTATGGTCCGATACGTATGGAACTCAAATACAATAACAGTACATCTTTATTAGAGGAACAATTTGATTAAAACTTCACTAATAAGTGTTGACAAGTCAAATGATAAGATGTATAATGTTATTAGAAAATTGATTTAAACACATACGTAACTTCACTTATAAGTAAAAGGGAAAAACAATGACAGTAAAGCAATTAATAAAAGAAGAAAATCCAAAAAAGAAAACACAAACAGTAAATCACAGCGGTGAGAACTATGGTCCAACAGGTTCGCAGTTAGAATGGATGCGTCGTAATGACCGTAGCTATATTGATTTTGGTTCTTGTTGGACATTTGGACCACGAGATTTTGAATATTAATAAGGAGGCTATTATGAAAGATAAAGAAAAGGAAACGATACAAAAGGAAGATAAACGAAATAATGATTACTATGATTTCTATATTCCATATGTGCCAGTAGACAATACACCATCTTGCGATGTTGTAATTTGTGATTGTCCATGTGATTGTGGGTGTTGACATGCCATATACGAAGTATATCTGTCCTGATGGTCATGAAGTCGGAATAGACGAATGTCTTACAGCTTGCAGATTAGAAGGGCAAGTTAATTCAAATACTGGTGAGTTATATTGTCCAGCTGGTAGGTGTTTATCTAAACGCACGTTAATTGCTCTTGCTGACCAACGTGAATGGACTGGGACACCTAGCACAACACAATTGCTTGCTGGCACACGAGAGAATTATCTCAAAATCACAAAAGAATATGCTATTGACCCTAAGTCGTCTCTTTTTATGTTACATGGTACAAAAGTACATGATTACTTAGAACAATATACAGACGATGAAGGTATATCAGAAGTTCGCCTTGATGATGGTACTTCTACTGGTGCATTTGATTATTATTCAGCTGAAAATGGCGGAACTTTGTATGACAATAAAACCTATGGGAGTTGGAAAGTAGCTAAAGTACTTGGATTATATACAAAGCGTGTACCAACTGGCGAAGTATATAAGACAGGTGCTAAGAAAGGTCAACCTAAATTTCGCAATGAGATTCGTAGTGGTGGACCAAGACATCGCCTTGATTTAGCAATCCAATTAAATGATTATCGTATGAAGATAGAAAAGGAACTGAAAAAACCAGTAAACAACCTCGTATGTGAAGTAATCGTACGTGACGGCAATACATATATCGCTACTCAACGTGGCATTACTAGCCCTGGTTATTTAGTACCAATTAATAAGATTAGCGATGTGTGGGTCGAAAGATATATGAAGAAAAAGGCTGGTGATTTAGTTAAGGCATTAGAAACAAATACTATGCCACCGCCATGCAGACATTCAGAAACATGGGGAGGAACTAAGTGTGAAAGATACTGCAACGTTGCACAGTTTTGCGAGAAAGGAAAGAAACATGAAAACGATTAATATCGATGATTTTGATAGCTTGTGTTCAAATCATTTGTGCAAAATAGCACAATTGTTTTTGATGAAAAATAAACAGTATGCTAACCAAGATGATGTTTTGACTGCATTTAAAGAAAGTGCGGAACGTCAATTTGGAAAAGTATCTAAAGAAGGTGCTTTTAAAGCGTGTATGCAGTTTAAAGACAAGCATGACCTAGCATTGTTACAACATGGTATCACACTACCAGACGCTAAAGAGCGTTTATATGATGTAATTGTATACTGTTTACTCGGTTTAGCAGTTTTAAGTGATAAAGATGAAGAATTGCAAAGTCATTAAAAATTGCCGAACATTTAAAGACCAGTGTTGGATATGTGATAATTACGGTTTGTATTCGCCTAAAGACAAGTCAATTTTGTCTCCTCGCCAAGAGGAGAATAGACTTAAAAGAAAACTAGAACATAAAGGTAAAAAACTAACTTCGGCTAGTAAACGAGGTAAAAGCAATCGTCGTAATGGTCGAAATGCTGAACGTGAGTTAGTTGCATGGTTAGAAAAGATTGGAATACAAGCTAATCTAGTACCAATGTCTGGGGCGTTAAAATCAGCAAATATTATCAAAGCATTAGCTAATGATGAGATGGTAGAAAAAATGCGTGGCGATATTAAAGCTACGATAGGCGATAAAGTCTATACCATTGAATCGAAACGTAATGTCAACTCTGATACATGGTATAAAAAAGCAGAATCTGGTGTAATACACATCAAAGGTTTTGCGTATCTTCTTCGGCAAGATTTATTCCATGCTTTAATTAATGGCGTGGAATTAACTATTGCAGATGAGGTAGATGATAAAGGCTTTAAGATTGTTCATAAGTATTTTGAACAAGATGATAGCGATATAGTGGTTATTTCAAGACCATATTGTGACAGACTATTTTTTATTAAGGAGAAGAATTATGGCACAATCAGCAGAACGTCTAAATGAAAAAGAAAATGGTTTATCTGTAAGTTTCAAAGCAGTTATCAATGAAGAACGCACAGGGTTTGCGACATCTTCATCTGTGGAAATTAAAGATATTACTGGTATGGAATTGGTTATGGGGTGCTGTGCATTAATCGAATCCATTATCAAAGGGGCTGGAGAAGATAGTAAAGATGTGTTACTTCTAGCTATCGCTAAAGGTTTAACAGTTCTTGCCATTGACCCAGAAATGGCACATGGAAAAGAATAAGGTTATTTTACATCAGCCATCAACAACGATGTGGTTGGTATCCAGTTATGACGAACATGATAGTGATATTGTGTTTATCACAGAATTAAGAGATGTAACCGATGGAGGTCTGTGCTTGGAGGATTTAGCTTCTTGCACAGACAATCCTATTGACACTGTTGACTTAGCATTAACATTAGGAGTTGCGTCTAAAGATGAATGTTGTATCTATCTTCGTATGTGGACCAATATGGTTGAACGTAAGATAGAAAAGATTATGTATGAGGAAGAGGTAGAATCAGATGATTATCTTAACTGAAGATGGTAAAAAACTTGTAGATGTGGTGTCTGTGTATGTAGCAAACATTCCAGACAAAGAAGACCGCAATAAAGTATTTGAATACAAAGTGAAAGGCATGTTGCCTAATGGTTTCCAAGTACCTATTAAAACTTGTGCTACAGAAGCTGACGCAATCGAATTTATTGAGCGTCTCCGCATGGACTTCAAAGCTAATACAAGAGCAAAGGAGTAATATATGTTTAATGACCTTGCTGAGTTGAATGACAATTATGAACAAATTTATGCGGCGTTTGACGCATTAGATGAGACAGACGCTTCTATGGCATTTGCTATCTTAAAAGATGCTTCTGCTTTACAAGCAAGCTTTGAAAAAGTGTCAGCCGATTTAGGCAAGTCGTTAATGGACTACGAACGTAGAGCTAAAGCACTCCAAGCAAAGATAAGTAGGGAATCTTCTACAAAGGTTAATGAGGGAGATAGAATATCCACACAACACCCAGATGTATTAGACGCATGGGAGAGAGTGTCTGATATTCAAAAATCTCAACGTTACGTTGACGCTACAGCGAAACACTTATCACGTATGTATTTTGATTCAAAACTAATATTTGAAAATGTGTGTCGTGCTACTCGTCAACCAGTAGGAGATGATAAGCTTGTCGGACGTATTTAATCAATTACAAGCTTTAGCTTACAGGACAGGACAGGAGTTGTCTCGCACGTATGGGGCAAACCTGTTTGTTGCTGTTTCAGAACAGTATATGGCGTTTATTGTAATCTACGATAATGCTGTTATTTTTTCGTATCAGATAGGAGATAGAGTATGAAAGATTTATTGTATTGGATATATGATAATCTAGTTCCTCCTCTCATTCGAGCGTGCGTGATAGCCTGTTTACTAGCGTGGTTGTCTTTTGTCCCTTACTTTTTTATGAAGGCACATAGTTTGATTACATGGCTGGTACCTACTGTATGGGGTGTATCATTCGGAGCTGTCTTGCGTACGTTAGTTAAATTATTGGAGGATTTATATGGCCGTCCAAAAATTTAATATGTATGACAAAGTGAAAACACCAAAGGGTGTTATTACAATACAATCAATTCAGTATGACCCAAAGACAGATGAGTTTTCTTACTCAATTTTAGGTCCTAAAAGTCATTTCTGGAAACAAAAAGAGTGTGAGTTAGTGGAGAGGTACCATAAAGAATGAGCTTATTGAGAAAAGAATTCCTTAAAAGCTATCCAGATTTTCCAGAACATATGGAGAACCTGGCAAAGCTTGTGTATTATCGAACATATTCTCGCTGGCTACCAGAAGAAGGCAGACGTGAGACTTGGAAAGAAACATGTGCTAGAGCTGTTGAATACAACTGTTCTTTAGCCCCAACGTCAGCTTACGAAGCACAGCGTTTGTTTGATAATATGTTTAATTTAAAACAATTCATTAGTGGTCGGTCATTGTGGATTGGTGGTAGTGAAGCAAGTAAAAAAACTAAACTCGCTAACTTTAACTGTTCTTTCGTGGTAATTGATAGTATTAAGTCATTATGCGATTTATTCTATCTGTTAATGGTTGGTACTGGTGTTGGTGTACGTATTCTACCTAGCGACGTAAATGAGTTACCTCGTTTTAGACAGAATGTCATCTTACATCATCAGTACAACAAACATTCTACTAAACAGAAAGGTAGAGAAAACACTTACGTTGAAACCGACGGAGATATGTGTATCATTCATATTGGTGATAGTAAAGAAGGTTGGGTTGACGCTTTAAAAGCATATCTATTGTGTTTAGTAGAACCAGATGGTCCTAGTCACATTATGTTAGATTACACAGAAATTCGTGTTAAAGGTGCTACACTCTCTAAGTTTGGCGGCACAGCAAGTGGTTACGAATCCATTATGGATATGTTTACGAAAATTCACGAAGTAATCCAAGATGGGCTGTTCTCATCTAAACCTGTAAATGGGCAATTAAGACCTATCCATTGTTTGGATATCTGCAATTTAATTGGACAAAACGTAGTTGTGGGTGGAGTAAGAAGAACGGCAGAAATTGCGATTATTGACCCACATGATGAAGAATGTGTTCACGCTAAGGACAATATCCAACCAGGCATGGAACATCGCTACATGAGTAACAACAGTATTTTCCAAGAAGAAAAACCAAGTCGTGAAAAAATACACGAGTTGTTTAACTCCATCAGAATATCTGGAGAACCAGGCATTATCAACGTAGCTGAAGCTAGACGCAGACGTGCTGACTTTGCGGGCTCAAATCCATGCAATGAAATTTTACTACCGCCTAACGCTGTATGTAATTTAACTACAGTTAATATGGTTGCATTTGCAGATAAACAAGGCAATGTTGATTGGGACGGCTTAGAAGAAGCTTTTATCCTGTCAGCTCGTGCTGGTTACCGCATGACTTGCGTAGATTTGGAACTTGAAGGTTGGAATGTAGCACATCATCGTGACCGCTTAACAGGGTGTTCTATGACAGGTTGGCAAGACTTTATTGCTAAAATGTCTAATAATACGTTTGTGAGAGCTGGTGGTAAAGCTGGTATCCTTAAATGGTTACGAAATGTCGTCCATGAAGCTGGGGAAGATATTGCTAGTGAACTAAAAACACCTGTTCCATTACTTATGACTGCGTTGAAACCAGAGGGGTCATTAAGCCTGGTAGCGAATGGTGTATCACCAGGGGTACATTGGCAACATTCACCATACTTCATTAGACGTATACGTGTAAACGCACATGACCCATTAGCACTAACGGCTAAAGAGTTGGGGTGGCAAATCCACCCAGAAGTTGGACAAGACATGGAAACAGCTACCACATTGGTAATTGATTTCCCTGTACATAGTCCTTCAGAAGTAACAAAAGCTGATATTCCAGCAGTGGAACAGCTTAAAGAATATATATTATTCCAGAAATTCTATACAGATATGAATACTTCTAATACCATTACTGTTAAACCAGATGAGTGGGAAGAAGTAGAAGACTTCGTATATAACAATTGGGATGATATATTAGGCGTTACGTTCTTAGAATTAAATTCTACGTATTATCCTTTAATGCCTTATGAGGAATGTACAAAGGAAGAATATGAAGAATTAAAATCTAAGATGAAACCATTTGACCCAGATTTACTAAATGCAATGGAATTAAGTAGTCGCAACATGGGCAAAGAATTTGAAATTTTAGACGATAGAGCAGAGTGTTCACAAGGCGTTTGCCCTATTCGTTAACAAATTTTCGAAAACTTCACATTTAAGTGTTGACATGGTGAAGTTGTGATGGTATAATGAATACAGAAGTTGAGAAATACTGGAGTCCACGCCAATACAACTTCACTTATATGTTAATCTTTAGTGAATAAGGAGATGCAAAATGGTAAAAGAAATAATGACAATTAGAAAAGCATTAACACAAAAGAAAGTGTTAGATAATCAAATTGCCGAATTATCTTCTACTAAGTTTGTAGCAGTAGCTACATCTAATAGAACAGTAATCGACGGCTTGAAACAAAAAGACTGGGTTTCTGATGCAAAGGCACGTTTTCAATCTTTAAATGATAAGTTGAAACGTCGTGAAGCGTTAGCAAATGCTATCATGCAAGCCAATGCTACTAATACAGTATCAGTTAAGAAGTTTATTGGTATTGATAAACAATCTGACGAAGTAGAAAACATTTCTTTCGCTTCAGCGATTGCTCGTAAGAAATATCTAAATGACTTACTCCAAACAGTAGTTTTAGATATGCAACGAGCAGTATTGCAAAACTCTAAAGAATATCAATCAGCAGAACGTCATGCTGATGATAAAGTTACAGAACGTTTATACCAAGAATTTTCTGCTGTAACACAAGCGTCTGGTAAAGTTCGTCAAGAACGTGAAAAAGAATTACGAGACCAATATGCAGTTGAATTATTAGACCCTAATAAATTAGCTGAAAACTTGATGTCATTCAAAGAATACATCGAAAACTATTTAGCTGACATTGATTCTATCTTAGGTCATGCGACTGAAGTGACAGAAATTACAGTTGAATACTAATTAGACTTTTATTGTTGTATTGTCGGTCAACATTGAATATGGCCCAGGTGTCTTTGTTCGCAGTAAGTTGTTTCTACACCTACCTTTACTAGAAAGCAGCTAACAACCTTTTCTGATAAAAAAGGACATATAAAATTGGTTAGAACAGCATGTTCTAAACGCTTTGTAAGTAGATGAGTATACAAGCGTGGGTGGTAATCTATAATCTTTAAGCCTTAATTATAAGCCCTTAATCATTAAACTAGATTAATCATTCGTATTAAGCTTTCAATCATCAATCTTCAATCGCTTATCAAATCCACGGATTTCCTGTTTTGCCAGGGTCTGGCTAGATGTTGTCAGCGTGGCAGACATTACAACAATACTTTTATAATACTGCATAATATATGCAGTTACTTCAAACTTATCGATTATTCATGGTTGACAATGTACAGTCCTTCATTGGACTGTTACACGGAGAATTAGCTCAGTTGGTAGAGCAATAGGTTGAAGCCCTATGTAGCATTGGTTCAATTCCAATATTCTCCACCATACATGGAGAGTTGGCAGAGCCTGGATTAATGCAACAGTCTTGAAAACTGTCGAACAGAAATGTTCCGTGGGTTCGAATCCCACACTCTCCTCCATATATGGAAGGTTGGCAGAGTCTGGTTTATTGCACCTCTTTGCTAAAGAGGCATTGTCTAAAAAGCAATCATGAGTTCAAATCTCATACCTTCCTCCAGAGCCTTAATACTGAATTACGATTTGGTATTGCCTACTGGGTTACTCAAGGGTTTCCCAGTTAGGACAGGCGTTATACATGGCCCGTTAGTCAAGTGGTTAAGACATCGCTCTTTCACAGCGAGTACGGTGGGTTCAATCCCCCCACGGGTCACCATTCGGCACTTATATACTGTCGTTAAGGACTGAACGCACCATGGGTGTTTGGTTGTATATACCATACAACAGCTACGTATTAGTTTATAGGTAAAACAACGTCCAGAAAGGGCGTAGACGGTGGGTTCGATACCGACCATATGTAGTGGTGTTGTATTCCTGGGTAGTTCAATGGTAGAGCGTCTGGCTGTTAACCAGAATGTTAGGGGTTCGAGTCCCTTCCCAGGAGCCATGCCGTTGTAGTCAAGATGGATAAAGACAACAGACTGTAAATCTGTCGCTTAGGACATAGCTTCGGAGGTTCGAATCCTTCCAACGGCACCATGCCACTTTAGTTTAATGGCTAGAACGAGTGTCTTGTAAACATTTGGTACTGGTTCGACTCCAGTAAGTGGCTCCATGCGGGTATAGTGTAGTGGTAACACGTCGGTCTCCAAAACCGAAGATAGAGGTTCGATTCCTCTTGCCTGTGCCATATGCCCCTATGATGAAACTGGTAAACATACTTGGCTTAGAACCAGGGTTCTGTAGGTTCGAGTCCTACTAGGGGTACCAACGTTGTGGTGTAGTGTAATGGTAACACAGAAGACTTTGACTCTTCTATTCTAGGTTCAATCCCTAGCACCACTACCAACATTGCGGAGTAGTCCAATGGCAGAGACACGAGTCTCATAAGCTCGTATAGTATGGGTTCAAGTCCCATCTCCGCTCCCACATGGTCTCATGGAGTAAGGGTTATCTCGTCACCCTGTCAAGGTGAAGATTACGGGTTCAAATCCCGTTGAGACCGCCAGACCGTTTGTGGATAGTAATACTGTGGCTCTTAACTCCCTTCAGCCATAAGTTGCTTTCCCTGTATATGGTTATATTCGTTAAGGGGGGAAATATGAAAAGATTATTACTTGTATTAACAATTAGTGTCTTGGCTTTACTAAGTAGTGTAGCACATGCCCAGGTAATGGAAGTAAGTGCTTATACACATACTGGTGGAGTTATGGCCAATGGAGAATATCCTTATGTCGGAGCTGTAGCAAGCGACGATTTGCCTTTAGGCACACATGTTCTTATCAATGGACGAGAATATGTAGTAGCTGATAGATTTGGTGGCGGTTATTCTGGGGCCATAGATATATTTGTGGATACGTATGAAGAAGCAATTGAATTTGGAAGACAATGGTTAGAAGTAATAGTGTTGTAGGAGTGCAAATGAAAGTATTAGTAGTATGGCGTAATTGCTTAAAACATAAACGTAGTTTTATTGCTAGTTTTGAAAATAAAGACTATGCATATGCAAGTATCTGGGCTTGGTGGAGCAAACATAACTACAAACCAGAGCATACACGATTGTTCGCAAATAAGGTATGGGTTAAAGGCCAACAATACGAACGTGTCATTATTGACTATGGGCCACATCATATGTTTTATGAACTTTGGTTCGTGCCAGATGATTTCGAACCAGCGTATGTTGAAGTAAACATTGAACAACGTAAATGGAATGGTGCAACACAATATCGATTCGTTGGTTTTGTTTCTGATGAGTTAGTTCCGTATTGTTCACGTAAAGACGATGTTCTTTGTATTTGTGGTCTTAATTGTAACTCTACCCGTTGGTACTCTGAAACACACTACGAACACGTACAAAAAGCTGTTAAGAACGCTATAGAAATTGCAAAGCCAGCGATTAAAGTACGCAGTGAATTATCACACCATTCTCTAATTGAAGACGACCCAACTCCTGTACATCAACAACTCTACTTCGGAATTGAAGGTGATTTGATTGGATAAGTGGATACGTGTTACAATAGGCTTGTTAGTAGCCGCAATTGGTTTAGAACTTATTATGACGATTATGTATATCATTACGATAATTAATCGTATGCATTAAAGGAGGAAATACCATGAGAAAATTAGTAATCAGTAAACAAATGCAAGACATTATGTCAGCAGTATCTGTCTATGATTCTTATTCACAATTACAAGTATTGGTTCAAGAAGTAATTGGCGAATGTCAAGATGAGCAACTAGGATATTTGTTAGAAGATTTTGCTAATGATATCCAAGTAGCTCGTATCAAACTTGAAAAATACGTTGAAGATAAGGCTCAATTTGAAGCATGATGAGTAACGTAGAATTACAACATTATACAGAACCAGATGTTGCCATTAATGCAATGAGCAAGTGTTATGGTAAGAAATGCACGCTAGATTCTTTAATCAAAGCGTGCAAATCTGGTCACTGGTCGTTACTAGAACACATCATGGTATCTATTGACATTATATGTAGTCAAAAAGTGTTAGCACAGCTAAGTCGTCATAGACATTTTAGTCCTACAGTACAATCGACCCGTGGCATGGACATTACTGTCAACGGTTTTTTTACGGATTTTACTTCACTCACAAGTAAACAAAAATCACTGTTGAGTACTGCATATGATATGTCAGTTACCATGTTTAATAACTTACGTAATGCTGGTTTGAGTGTTGAGCAAGCGTCCTACGTATTACCATTAGGAACTAATGTTAAATTGTCCTTGACTGGTAATTTAAGATGTTGGCTTGAATATCTGAAACAACGATTATGCAAACGAGCCAGTGACGAGCATAGACAATTAGCACGTGCTATTTATGAGCGTTTAAATTATGTATACCCTAGTTTATGTAATTTGGAAATGCTTGGCATGTGTGAAAATTGTAAAGAATTATCCTGTGATTTCACATCACATAAGAAAAAACCAAAAGAACCCGTACGAGGTGAATTAACATGAATAAAATGGATTTAGGAATGGCATTTCAACGCCTTAATGACGAAATGGACACGTATGTTTGTAAATACCTAGACGGAGAATTAACTGACGCCGAATACTATAAAGAGTTTTGGCTTCGTTTGGACTCCTTAATTCGTGATTATCTTGACGATGGCAAGTTACAAATCGTTAGAGAACGTGATACTTTGGCTGACTTAGCTCGTGGTGCTAAAATACGAGCCGATGTACATAAAGAATCTAAAGGTAAGCTAACTGATAGAGGTAAGAACTGGATATTGGTCGAGTATTTACTTACGCAAGCATTATATGTCTTCGCAGAACTTGTAAATGAAGAGACGTTGAAAGGAGATTAGATATGGATAGCATGCAGAAAAAAGCAATTAATTTAGCACGTAATGCGTTATTTAATAAATGTAATTATCCATCAGAACAAATTACAACGGACAAAATGTTCATTGTCTGGTTCTGTAAGACATTACAGAATTGGAAAGCTTTAGTTGGTGGAACAGATGTCTCTGAATATATCGAAGTCACTTATGACGGAGACAAACGTAGAGCGTATGTAGATGTATATACAAAGAAAGCTAACTGTTGTGAATACGATGATAAACAAGAAGGAAATTAAACGAACTGGTAGGTGATACATATGGAACTAATTATTAGCCCTTGGTTTATCTACTTTGCTGGTATTGTAAACCCACTTAAATTCGCACTAGGTTTAATAGCTTTTCTTGGGTTTGTTGCTTGCTTTATAGTTGGTGGTTACTATTATATAGAGTCACCTGGTGATGGATGCGGTTACGAATACAATAGACGAGCAGAGACAAAGCAAAAAGGTGCTTTGAAAGTATTGAAAATCGTCGGCTCTATGACGATTGTATCATTCATGCTACAAGCCTTTATCCCAGATAAAGATACTCTGATAGCAATGGCTGTTGCAAACATTGTTACAGTTGACAATATCCAAGGTGCAAATGATTTTGTCAAAACAAATGTACAAGATTATGTCAATATGATTGTAGACGCTGTTAATAAGGTGAAGTAGGTTATGTGTATGTTATGGACAATTTTTGCTTTATTTATTGTATGGCTAATTCTAGCCACTGTCTATCAGACAGAACTGGTAGAGGCCTTCAATTATATAGCTAAGAAAATTAAGAAAGGGAACGAACATGAATAGTTTAGGTGCAAAACTCGTTGGTATTGGCGTGTTAGTCTTGGTTGGATTTGGATTAATCTACAATACTACGTATATGATTTCAGCTGGCCATGCTGGTGTTGTATTCAATAAAATGGACGGCGGTATCCAAGAAGAAACGTTAGACCAAGGTTGGCATGTAGTTGCTCCATGGAAACGTGTTACTGAGTATCCAGTAAGTACAGAACTAGCATACTATATTGACGGTAATCACGAAGACCGTAAAGATGTAGATGATAGTATCGTCATTGGTACTAAGGACGGCAAAACAATTAAAGTAGATGCACAAGTAACATACCATATGAATCAAGATTCTTTACCTCATATCTATAATAAATTCAAAGGTCAAGACGATAGCATCATTGAATATGGGTACATGAAACAAAACTTCCAACGTATTGCCAATGATATTTCTTCTCACTACTCCATGATGGATATTGTAGGGGAAAAGAAAGAAGCTTTCAACCAAGAGTTACTTAAAGAAGTATCTGCTTTCTTCGACCAAGATGGAATTATCATTGAGCAAGCTTCACTTGGCAAAGTAGAACCAGATAGTGCTACTAAGGAAGCAATCCAAGCAGTAGCTAATGCTCAATACAAACAACGTCAAGCAGAATACGAAAAAATTGCAGCAGAAGCTGAAGCCAAGAAAAAAGTTGCAGTAGCTGAAGGTGACGCACAAGCTAAACGTATCCAAGCTGACGCTGAAGCTTATTACAATGCACAAGTTGCTTCTAGCTTAACTCCAGAAATGGTACAACTTAAACAAGTTGAAAAATGGGACGGCAAACTTCCTACTTATTCTGGTATTACGAATGGTATGTTCAGTTTTAAATAAGGAGATACGATATGAAAACTCCAAATGGTTATATGGAAATTCCAAACGATTGTAGACCTAATAGAGAATTTAAAGTTATATCGCTATATGAAGGCACTGATATTGAATTACCTAAGCGTGAAACCTATTTCAGTGCTGGGTATGATTTAAGGTCAGCGGAAACAGTGGTAGTTGGGGCTGGTGAAACAGTCCTTATACCAACTGGTGTTAAAGCTTATATGCGCGATAATGAAGCGTTATTCTTATATGATCGTTCATCTAACCCAAGAAAACAGGGAGTTGTGCTTATCAATTCTGTTGGGGTTATTGATAAAGATTATTACAACAATGAAGATAACGAAGGACATATCCAAGTATTGCTTAAAAATACCACTGCTACGGATTATGTAGTTAAAAAGGGCGATAAGATTGCACAGGGTATTTTCCAAGAATACAAAAGAGTAGCAAATGATTTTCCTCGTGGTCCTCGTAAAGGTGGATTTGGAAGCACGGGTAAATAATATGGAATACAGAGATTATGGAGAATTACTCGAAGACCAGATTGCAGAGATGAAAATGCGATTACGAACATATAGAGAGAGTCAACGAGATAATCGTGCCAGATTGGCGAAACAACATGGCGTAAAATTTGTAGACCCTAGTAAAGCAAAGGAGTAAGTGATTATGACAACAAAACAATTCATTTATGTATTAGCCGATTTGTTACAATTAGGCTACACAGAAATGCGTAAACTAGACAATAGCATAGTAGTGAGCGGTGTTGATGTTCCTACTCGTACGTTTATGGTATCTGATGATATTTTAGAATTTGTACCAGAACACGGCAGTATTGCTCGTGCGTTGTCTCGAGATTACGCCCTTGAAGCTTTTAAGTTGGGGGTAGAATTAATTCAGAACTTACCAGAACACAAGAAAATTGTCCACAAGCCTAATCAATTAGTAGCTTATGAAACTCAGGAAGAGCAATACCTAGTTACATTAAATGGTATTGTAAAAACAAACCCAGGTGATTGGATTATTACTGGGGTCAATGGTGAGCAATATCCTTGCGACCCAGAGATTTTTAAACAACTGTATGACATTGTAGAATAGTATATTACGATATACTAAATGGGGGTTACATGGTTCACTATTTCGTAGTTGACTACGGAAATACTGGTGACTTCTATAATGTTGGTGTATTAGGAGAGAATAAAGACCTCATAGAGGAATATTTGAAAACACAATCAAGAAATGTACGATACTTAAAATCATGTGAGAGGAAAAAGAAAACAGGCAAGGACATAGGGGTAGGTATTATCGTAAGTTGTAGATACCTATCTCGTTGCCCTAAAGGTCTCACACCAGATAGTAGAGGTACAGTAATATGAAAGAGTCAATGATACAAGAGGCATTGGCTCTTTTTGAACAGCGTGGCGATAGTGCTGTCGAAGAAATCAATGCTATTATGAAGAATTGGGAATTTACTAATTCAGTAGCAGAATATCGCAAAGTTGATAAACTTTCCGCCATGGTGGAGAGGTATGGCGATTCGCCAGAAAAAATCATCATACGTAAAGAAGAACACATGATGTTACTTCACTTCGTATGTTGGCTAAAAGTATATTTAAAACAGGTGCGACCATTGATGTGGTATGTATGGAGAGATACCGTTATCTATGGTATGAGTATCAAGCAGTGTGCAAAGAAATATAAAATCACAGAATCATCAGCTAAAAATTGTAAATCAGCTTGTAAGCAAAATATTAAAAGGGCATTGCCATTGTATTACGCACAGTTTGGTAATTTAGAAGAATATCTAAAAAACTAGGAGCGTGCATGACTACAAAAGCATTAGCGGAGACATTTTTACCGCACATTATGAAGTGTAGATTAGATAGTGAATATGGACAATTAGCTGTATTATCTGATGTGCATGAAGGTTTAAACAACCGCAAGTATTTACAACAAACAGTAAAAAACTTGTTGGAATTAGGCAAAAATTGCAAAGTTATTCTTGGTGGTGATAGCACTAATACCACAACAAAACACTCAAAGGGTAGCGTATTAGAAGAGACATTAGTCGGTGATGAACAGGTATACGCATTGGTTGAAGATATTCGTCCTTTATATGAGAGTGGGCAATTACTAGGTGTAATTGGTGGTAACCATGGTGCTAGAGCCTATAATGACGCTTATATTAGCGTTGAGCAAATGATTTGTGCATTACTTGGTAATCGAAGTTTATACAAAGGTGAGTTTGGCTTATTGTACTTTAACGTAAATAAAAATTGTTATGTTCATCATATTTTACACAAAAATCGCAAAACTAAAAACTACTATGATTACTTTAACGCAGATGTTACATGGTTCGAACATTTTCATGAGCCTAGTGCAGTGCCTAAAGTGGCTATAGAGCATAATAAGTATACAAAGAAGCCTATTGTTAAAGAGGTATGGGAATTACGACAATCATCTTTTCAAACTTTCCCAAATTACCTTAAAGCTAGTGGTATTCGCCCTAGTTTAAGTGGTTTCTGGATAGCAGAAATGAGCGGTGATGAACATAACAAAAAGGTCACTCCTTTTATGGGCGATACCTATTTTGATTTGAGAAAGAGAGGATTATATGTCAATTAATGATATGTATCTTGACTTAGGATATGGCTTTAAAGTAGCCATGAGAGAAGTATACGCTATCATGCCTATGAACGTATCAACCTCAAAAGAATTGTTTAGAAAATACTTCCGTAACAATAAAGTGTTACGTGCTACCAAAGGCAGACAGGCTAATTCATTCTTGTTGCTTAATAATGGATACGTGTTCACATCAACGCATACAACCGATGAGTTAGTAGAGCGTATATGGGAACTTAAACGCATAGCAAAGGCGGTTACATATGAGAAAGCCTAAGCCAGGAAGAAAAAAGGTAAAGGGCTTAACGCATAAACAAAGGGTTTATGTACAAACAAAGATTTTGACTGGCAGTAAATCAGAAGCCCTAAAGGCGGCTGGATATAGACCAAGGGGGAATACCGTGGAAGAAAGCGTAGTAGTACAGCAAGCACTGGCGGAATACAAACAACGCATGGATAAGAAATTTATGGATAAGGCAGATGAAGTAGCGAATATGCTCCTTGAAGTCATTTACAATCCAGATACTCCAGCTAGTGCGAAAGTAACAGCTATTAAAGATTGGCTCGATAGAGCTGGTTTAAAACCTGTAGACAAACAGGAAGTAGATGATAAACGTGTAATTGATACAAGCAGTCGATTAAGTCGTGAACTCATTGATAAATTAAATACATTACCTAAAGAAAAAGGCGAGGAATAATATCCTCGCCACTTTTTTATTTCTTTCCTTTTTCTATAGAGTTATCGATAAAGTCAGTTAGTTGTTCAAAGCCAGTTTCCCATGCTTCACAATCAGCAGAAAGCGTAAATCCTAAGTTGTCATATGTGTTCTTAATAATTTGTTTATATTTATTCTCGTCTATTTGGATTGTAATCATAATGTTCCCCCTTTTTTTTATTTATATGCTTCTACAATTTGGTAAAAATCAGATAGGTTAGTATATATAGTACCACTCAACCCTAATAATTCATTGTTCCGCCAGCTTGTAGCCGAACCAAATTGAGTCTTGTACAGATGAAGCCATTTTGTTACTGCAAGGCAATCTTTACAATATACCCAATCAATGCCTGTTTCTAAGTAATCACAATCTTTAACAATCATGTCCATAATCAATCCTCCTCATCTTTGGTTAGTTTTGCATATTCCCAACTCATCGTATCATTGGGTCTATCAGCACTCCATGATGTTGCACCACAGGGCCACGTATTCACCTTGCCATTTCTAAAGTATGCGAAATAACGCTTTCTCCATACGCCATCTTTAGACATTTTAACGAATATAGGTGTATCAACCTCTACTTTAGACCAATCAACTATGTCAATGTGGTCTGCTATTTTAATATAGTTGTGTCCTCCTAAGGCGTCTGCTATAAATATGATTAATATATCACCCAAACGAGTCTGATGTTCTGGGTAGGAAATGAGTGTATCATCTTCAGAGTATCGTGGTTTTTCTCTCGATACATAAAATTCATTACGATATACTCTTCTAAAGATATATCTCCACCCACTTTTATATAGTGTTTTTAACATAATTTCCATGCCTTCTTGTGTTAAATATTTACTGTGTAACATAATAATTCCTCCTGTTTATACTGCTAATAATGTAGTGTCTAATGGTAAATCTGAAAGAGAGCGATATTCTTCGATAATTTTGTATGTATCTCTTCGAGTGAGTCGTAGAGATTCTCCCATTGTAAGGACACTAAAATTTATAAAAGATGAGATATCAGTATTATTACAATGAACGATACGGTCTCGTAGGGTATAGCTATCACACTCTACTAGCCAATATGAGGAATTTAATCCATCTTGAAATATAAAAAATGTCATTATATCACCTCATCTTTCAAAAACTCTAAAAATCCACCGTAAATGTCTTTAATAATATACAACTCATCACACGACCAGTGACAATCTTGTTTAAAATCTGTTCTGATTTGTTGAGTTAGACTATGAACTAAATAATCACCCTCTAATGCTGTCTTATAACCAATCGTTTTCGTTAGGTCCACATTTTCCCACACGTTGTAATAATTTCGACTCCAACCTTGTTGTACTACATTAACCATCTTAATACGTTCCTTTTTGTATTCCTTCTACAAAACCACCATACACTTCTTTTACTAGATATAAATCGTTATAAGTCCAGTTACAGCGACTGAATTCTTTACTATATATTTGATTATGATACTTATGTATTCTATACGTGCCTACAAGTCCTTCTAAAACATCTGACTTACTGTTAAGACATACATCTTCCCATACGTTGTAGCAACCACTGCAATATTGTTGCAATACAATATTCATATTAATGACCTCCTTTCTCAAATAGCTCGTGTAAAATTTTAGGTTCATACGTACGACCTTCCTTAATCATTCCGTCATACTTTCTCATGTTATAGATAGCGGCAGATAGGGTAGGGTGGGCTTTATATGCGTTATATACTGGTAAAAATAATTCTTGCATATCCTTGTATTTGCGGCGTTCTTTAGTTACTTCGTACATGAGTTTAGCGTATTTGTTACTGTCTTTCTCGTCGTAATCATTTTCTATAGCGTGGTGAATATCAGATAGTGCTTTGTCCATATTCCCACGTTGTTCGTACCAGTACATTCTTTCGTTATAAATGTATTCCATCAAATCAGCAAAATCAGCGATAATTTTTAACATTTGTTCTTTAGTCATTTTCTTTTCCATAAGTGTTTCTCCTTATCTATACATTTCAATTACTTTATAAATTCCACCCCAATCACTGGTTCCCATTGGTTCTTTACATACAAAATCGTATGGGCTTTCGAACAACTTATCTAGTCTAGGTGTCCAGGCGTTTACATATGTACAACCATGTGGCCACAATTGTTCAATTTCACGTTCACATTTAAAAGGGAACCATGTTCCGTATGATTTTGTTATGTAAATTCCATCAAACATTATATTGAACCTCCATCTACTACATAATCAATCACTGCTTTTTTAAAACTGTTTGTATTCAATCTGTATTCATCAATACTACCTTTACCATACAGGTAGTAGATAAAGACATCTTTGTTTTGACCTAACCGATGTACTCTATCTTGTGCTTGTGCTAATAGAGCGGGTGACCAAGGATATTCTATAAATACTGCACATCTACTTGATGTGAGTGTTAAGCCTACTGCACTAGCTTGTAAGCTACATATAATTACTTGCGTATCACCTAGTTGGAAGTTATCTATGTTGATTTGTCTGATACTAGGTGATTGACCACCTACAATAACGCTTGCTTCTGGGAACGCTAGGTTTAATGCTTTACCAATATCCTTATGATGTACGAATACGACTACTTTTTCGCCACGTTCTACCAACTGATTGACGAAATCCACCGAGGGAGACAGTTTAGACCGTAATACCGCTTTGTCATATCTTTCAATTTCACTAAAAGAATGGGGAGCTGGTTGTTCCATTTCTATGATTGGTATAGGGACGATTGTTTTACATGGTAATTGGTTGGCCAGGTCTTTTTTTGTACGTCTTAACCAAATCTTATTCATAACGTTGTGTAATCTTTTAAGATTACTAGCACCGCTATAATCAATTCCGTATTGACTATTACGAGGGTTACAGTATGCATTAAGAAAATATTCTGCACCACCTACCTTGTGAATATTATTTAAAATCTGCATTTGAGTAACTAATTCGTTTGGTCTGTTAAGCATTGGTGTACCAGTGATTAATATTTTGTATGGTATCCGTTTAGACCACTCAAGTGCTAGTTTTGTACGTTGACTACTAGCATTTTTAAAAGAATGGCTTTCATCTAATACCAACTGTTTAACTGGTATACCTTTAATATCGAACTTGTATTTTTTCATACGTTCGTAGTTAGTAATAATCACGTTTTGTGATAAATCATCGATTGGAATTGTCAATCCTATCCAACGTTCTATTTCGTTTTTCCAGTTGATTTTTAAACTAGCTGGACAAATTACCAAGATAGGGAATTTACCTCTTTTAAACATGGCTTCAATTACTGTTCTAGTTTTACCCATACCCATGTCGTCACACACAAAGGCGGAACTATTATTTAGTATGTATTTCACGCCTTGTGCTTGGTGAGGGAGTAGGGGAAGTCTATTATGCATTTCATCACCTCATCTTCTAAACTTTTGAATTATCTTGTAAACACTCTGCATTTCACTGTGTAGTTTAAAAAAGTATGTGAATGGTTGGTTAGGGGAACTAATTCTGATAACAGCCATTTCAATCTCATTTCTTCGCATATTGTATACTTTAAAGCGTTGTTGTAGCGTTTCATCTGGCATATATACAAACTCATCATCACATTTAAAATAGTTTTCGAATATCTCATGAGCTGTCATCTTGCCCACTCTCCTTCTAAATAATCTTCTATTAACTTATATACATAAGGAGCATTTTCTTTTAGTTTACATAGTGTGACATGGCCATGGTCATAGCCTAATCTACCGTATTTACATGATGTCCTACAACGCATATTATCGTAACCAGGTTGAATATTTGTAATTTCACACATTATAGGAATAATGCCATCTATACGGCTCCATACAAACACATCTCCTGTTTTAAAATAATTTTCAAATAATTCTATTCCAGTCATTGCTATCACCTCATAGTAGGGAAGAGGAGGGAAGTTATTACTTCCCTTTCTCGTAGTTTAAATTACCCATTAACACGTGTTTACCTAGAATATTCTCACCGTCCATGATAGTAGGGTCATCGACGTAGAATACAATACTGTATTCTTTAATTGTATAATCATACACACCACAACCGAGGCTATCAGCTACATCATAGAAAGCGTCGATAAACTCTTCTGCTTTATCATCAGTAACTTTACCAGTAAAGAGTTCTACTGGATATATCTCATAAGGTCCATAGCCATTATTAATAACATAACTGCTAGTATCAAAATCGTCATAATCGAACGATGTCTGTTTAACTGGTTTAGAGAAATAGTAGTCTTGCCATTGGTTTTTCGTTGGTACATAGGGCTTGTAGCTACTATTGCTGTATAAAGCATGGCTTTCTTTTGATTGTTCGAAGTCGCCTAATACTACCAGCTGGTCTTTTGCTATGATAGCAAATTTATTTCCGCTCACATGGTCCTCAAGTAATTCCTGTACTTGCGGAATCCATAACGCTTTACCTAATGGATAAACCATAGTTTTGATGAATTGCATAGTATCGGAATGTTTAGCTTTCATTCCTTTGAGTGGCGTATATTCGTACATTACGCCATTGTGTGCTAGTCCAATATCAGAGTAGCTATCACCTAATCCCATTTTTTTGTAATCACTACATACAGGGAATGGGTGGCAAGTGCTGGTACCAATAGCACCAGACGTAGCTATTCTAAAGTGAATTACCCTATCAATATTTGTAGGGAGCTTTTCAAGCTCTTTCCACAAACTTTCAAAAGTAAAGTACCCTTTTGAGATATGCACTTTTTGTGTTTGTTCGTCGAAGTACATAAAACCAGCACCATGTGGGTTATTATCAAAGCACTCCTGTAATTCAGCTTTATTCAATTCTAATTCTTTATTGTATACAGCGATAACACACATTGTTATTTTCCTCCTGTTATTAAATACCTTGTTCGTCCATATAAGAGATAAGTTCGTTATAGCCACGTTCTGTAGCTTCTTTACGAACGTTTTCGAATGTCATGTCGTTGTAAAACCCATTTGCTAGGTCTGTAATAATATCAACGAATTGGATATATGACCGAATAACTTCTGGTCGATATGTACACCCAAATAATCTAATTTCGACCGTTGTAGACGGCCAAACATTAACAGCACTGTATCTTTCTCCTTTAGCGTTACTATATATAGCTATGAATTTATCGTCTGTATCGTAGTCAGTCGGTTCTGCCCATTTGTTGGCTGTATCCCACGTACGATTACCGAAGTTTACTAATTCTTGATAGTTATCGGAGAAAAACCGAATCAACTTCCCGATATGGGACTGGGACTTAAAATGTTCTCTGGAGATGTGGATATGGAATCCAGCACCATCAGTGTCGTTATAGCCATTTTTATCGAGTTTATCGACGATTGTTTCCCAATCGATATTAGATAACATATGACTTGGGGAACATGGGTGAGTAATCGCCTCAAACCCTTCGTTCAAGCTACCATCACGAGAACAGTAAAACTCACGATAGTCACCAAAGATGCTTTCTGCGATATTACTGTTACAGCCACCGCCTTGCACCTCGTATTCACAACCCAAGAACTTAGGGCCGTTACCATAAAAGTGAAGGTCGATATCTGGGTGGTACTCTTGGATATAACCGCTGTCTTTGTAATAAATCGCACCGCTTTCTAGGCGATAATCATCAGCACAACTATCGCAAAGGTCATAGCCATCATCGGATTCGCAACCTTCTTCATCTTGATTAAACCACTCGCCACAAGCATCACATTGAGTGTAATTATTTTCTCGATATTCATCAGTCATGCAATCATCACCGACCCAAACACATTCATCGTTGTGAATGTATTCTTTCATGACTTCTGACCAAATATAATAGTTGTCAAGGCAATGCTCGCAAATACGGCCATCATGTGTATCTGTCATATCAGAAGTAGGGTAGATATCATCACACTCTGCACAAATTTCATATTCGTCAGTTAGGCCGTTATTAACATCATTGCGGGTGATGATTTCATCTCCGTCTTCGATGTAAAGGTTATCCCATGCTTCTGGAACGTACTCACCAGATAGCGTACTTTGTACACATTCGCTTTCATCTACGACTACATCCATATTCTTATATTGTAGGTGGATTGGTTTTTCGATAACCTTGCCACTAATGAAACTGATAGAACCAGTGGTAATCAATGTGGCACCTTTCATCTTTCCTGGGGTTTGTCCGTATTGCCACAAAATATCCCATTGGCCAACTTTGAAAAATTTACCTTCAGCACTCACATACTCTCTACCAGCTTTCATTTTATTGCCGTCGGAATCAAAAATATGTTCCGTAGGCTTTAGATTCACATCGATTTCCATATCTTCTTGGATATGGTCGATATAAGCATTTCTAGTTATCACGATGTCGCCAGCCTCAAATTTAACCATTTTAGGAACGTATTCCTCTGGCATATTTTCAACAGCTACTTTAATTACATCGCTAGGACTTTGTACATTCCGTAGAAAATAATAGAGCTTTTTGGACTCCATGTTTTCAGTAAGCAACTCACAATTATAAACATTTCCGTCAAATACATATTGTCTCATTTTAGTTCTCCTTTTCTGATTCTAGTTGTTCAATCATTCCGACATACCAATCGGTAGGGTAGCCGTCTTTTTCAGCCTCTTGCATTTCTTTTTTTAGGACTTCGACCGAATACTCTGCATTTAAAATATTATCGAGGTCGTCGATATCAATTTCGCAATCCGTAGCATTTTCTAGCTCACGGATATATTTGAATAACAACCTTTGCTTTTCTTTTTCTGACAAATCCTCTTTGTCTATGATTTGCCAGATTTGGGCTACGTACATTTCGCCCCATACATAGCCTCTACATGCTTTATTGAGAATATCCATAATTTGCTTTTCCATAATAAATACCTCACTTTTTTAATAAAAAATAGAAAAACATTGCCATAACTACATAGCCAACTAGCACTGTTGACCATGCGAGTACTTGTCCAATCAGTTGGACGGTTTGAATATCCATAGTAAACTCCTTTTTTAATAAATACTGGATATTTACACTACACACATAAGTGTGTGTATGTGTAGTCGTTGGGTTATCGAACTCATCGACTGCACTCACTGTAGCACATGAATTTCAAAACGCCAGAATCATGATGTTTGCTGGGTTAGTTCGTTATCGACATCTCAGGCACCTTGACGGTTTCGCAATGATAATCAACTAACAAGATAAACATTAGTGGTAAAAAAGTGAAATGATAAAAAAGATGAAAACAGAATATATATAAAACTAAAAACAGGGAATAAGAAAAAATAAATTCTGTATCATGTATCTACATATAGATATGTATCAATACAGATAATAAAAAAAGATACATACAAACGTATGTACCTATAAATAAAATTCGTTTATTCGCTCTGTATGGTGTTTTAAATAATTTGATAGGGTTATTATACCTAAATAGATATAAAAAGGGCTTAGAGGGCTATATAATCAATTCTAGGGCTATTACTAAAATGTAGTAACACGTATAAGCGTTATAATTCACTTATAAGCCAATATATAATACGTTGCCTATACAGGCAATGCAAAGCACGATACAAGCCAATACAAAGACAAAGGCGAAAAACGGGGAAGAAGAAAAAATAAATTCCCTATCATTAATCACATATACCAGAATAACCATATATAGATAAGACTGTATCACCTGTATTCATAAACTCATATCCCTTTACAATTTAATATATTGTATACAATAATTTAATTTGTTAATTATTATTTATAAATAGAATATATGTTCGGTATTATAACGCAAAAAAAGGCTAGTCCGTAAACTAGCCAATTTTATCATAATACATCATACCATCTAAAACCAGGTAACATACCTGTATCATAGCATTTGTACGTGCTTTTACGTGTTAGACAAAAAGCCTTTTCTGCTTGCCAAGTATCTGCTAAATCCTTAGACATAGCCTCTATAAAGCGTGTAGCCTTAATAGGCTCCATACCGCCATGTATCATGTGCTGGATAGCACTCATTTTATCACGACTGCAAGCCACACGAAAAGCGTTAGTAAGTTGGTAATTGATAAAGATTTTCATTAGAATATCCTCCATTTAAAAATACTTTTCTTTACAATGCTATAACATTCCCGCAAAAAGTGCTGGATTTTAGGGGGTTTTAGAAATAAATGTACCCTAAATGTATAGCGTCGTGTTTTTGTGATTATCCTCGATACACCGCCTAACCCTGTAATAAATTATTGTAATTTAGACAAGATTGCCATGAGTGCAGACTGTTCATCTTTACTCAATACATCAAGCTTTTTAGGGTCAACCGCAATAGGTGCAGTCTTTTTCACCTTTGGTGAGTATTCGAACCCAGTTTTAAACAATGTTAATACATTGCCTTTACTGTCTTTAAACTCAGCTTTTTTATAGCCCTTGACATCTGTCAATAGGTCTACAATTTTCAACCCTGTTTCAGTTTTATTAAATTCGACGTGCATTTTTAGAGTCAAAACGCCATCTTTTAAACTGAATGTATTGCTAGATTTTACAGCAGTATTTTTAGTTGCAGTAGTTTTAGTAGTTTTTTCGATTTCTCTTTTAATAGTCATGATATATCACCTTGCAAGCCTGTTGGCTTGCCCTTTCGTTAGTACATTGAATTGTTTTGAAAGGTTAGGCGGACTATCGAGGATAATCGCTTTGTATTTAGTTTTCTAAGACCTATCTATTCGCTCCGTTTGTGTTCGTTGCTTTCGATGGTTACACTAAATCACATGAGTTATAAACCCTAGAAATCGTTGTATTTGCTGGCTTTATAGCCTTTTTACTTCTCTCTATTGATAATTGCCTACTTTTTGCCATGTATTTGAGATTGAGAATCATCTATCCAAGGGGTGGGGCTTCGCATTACACGCCCCCCATGTCACCCCCGCCAGTTTAGAGACCCTTTCCCCAGATTTATAAACCTTTTCCTATAACATTTCACCTTTGCCCAAGAATATAAGTATCTTTCCCCAGATTTATAAGAGGGTGGGGCTTCCCAAAATGGTACCCCCTATATGAATAGACCGTTACCAGTAAAATTAATTTTTGAATTATATTTACACTTATATATAAATACCTCCAGAGATAATGAGCTTTATTAACTATAGGAGGTGGTTTTATATCTACTGCACAAGATAAGATAGCGGAAGCATTTAGGAGAGGGAAAGAAAATTTAGTTACATTCCACCGATTGTTTCTACCTATCGAAGACGAAGTAGAGCCAGCGTGGTTCCACTATAAGTGGAGTGACATTTTGTTACATGAGAAAAAGCATTTTGCCATTGAGGGGTTCCGTGAAAGTGCGAAAAGCTCGTACGTATTGCGTGCGTTTCCTTTATACCGATTAACATATCCTTCCAAGAAAGCCAATTATATTGTGTTTATTATGGCCAACCAAACGAAGGCTAGTAAGCAATTAAAAGAAATTGCTGAAACATACGTTTCCAATGAGTTTTTAAGTTTAAACCTGGTAAAGGTTAAGCAACAATCAGAAAAAGCGTTTGAATGTGTGGTAACCGATGAGAAGGGTGAAGAAATATGTGTCCGTATGGAAGCATATGGTAAAGGTTCTTCTATCCGTGGTTTATTGTGGGGTGATAAACGACCAGATATTATCGTAATCGACGACCCTCAAGACGTTGAAGATTCCATGTCAGATACTGTGCAAAGCAATGATTATGATTGGTTTTTATCGGATGCTTATTTCCTTGGTAAGAGAACTCGTATCTTTATGATTGGGAATAACCTTGGCGAGAAATGTTTGATTGAACAGGTTATCGAGAATAAAGACTTACTTAAATTCAATGCGTTACGTATTCCAGTTATGGACGATGAAGGGGCTTCAAATTGGCCAGAACGTTTCCCAGTAGAGGAAATTCTAGAAGAGAAAGAAGCGTGGAGAGCGTTAGGTAAGCTAGACATTTGGGAAAGAGAAAAGATGTGTATTGCTATTTCTCCAGAACGTCAAATGTTTAAGAAAGAATACTTCATGTATTACGCTCCTAACGAGTTAAAGTTAGAGGATTGTTCTATTTATACTACAGTTGATTTGGCTATCTCTGAAAAAGAAAGTGCCGATTATACAGTAGTTTGCACGGTGGCAGTAAACCCAGATAACAAATGGTTTATCTTAGACGTTGATTATGACAGGTATGACCCTTCACAAACCATTGACGCTATATTTAGAGCGGTACAAAAGTATAGACCTATCTATGTAGGTGTAGAAAAAGTAGCATACCAGGCTTCTGTTAAACATTACCTAGAAAAAGAAATGCCTAAACGTAATATTTGGTTTACAGTTAAGGACTTAGAAGCGTCTAGTCGTAAGGAATTACGTATTGCTACTCTTCAACCACGGTTTAAAACTGGTAGTGTGTGGTTCCCTATGGGAGCCAAGTTCCTCACAGAACTCGAAAGTGAATTACAAAGTTTCCCTAAAGGGTTACACGATGACTTAATTGACGCTTTAGCTTATATCAGTCAGATTGCTGTTCCACCTGTTAGTAACTTTAGTAATGTAAGTACAAGTGATATTCCATTAGGAGGTGCGATGTAATGAAAGTATTACACGATAACGTATTGGTTATTCCAGAAGTGAAGGAAGAAACTACCGAAAGTGGTATTATTCTTGGTTCCACACCGAAAGCACAAAACATTGGTACTGTATTTGCTAGTGGAGAAGGTAAATTCGACCATGGCAAATGGGTACATAATGAAGTTCAAGAAGGTGACGTGGTTCAATTTGGACCATATACACAAGAAATTACGATTGAAGGTTCTAAATATCTGTTAATGGCTCACTCTAATATTATTTGTATTCTTGATTAAGGAGGTTAAATGGATAGCGAATCCGTATTACAGGACTTAAATAAGACAGTAGTCCGATACGTGCAGAACGATATTCAACGTGCCGAAGCATATCAAGCTTCTATTGTCGAACCAGCAGTTCGAGAACGTTATGAAATATATTATGCCGATAAAGATTACTACCGTCAGAAGTTCCCTATTCTTTCTAAGACCTCTGACCTTGTATCTACAGACGTAGCCGACACAATTGAATGGGCGTTACCATCTTTAATGAAGGTATTTACTGGCTCCGATGAAGTAATTACTATCGCTGGCGTTACAGAAGAAGATGATACGAAAGCAGAAACCATGCAAGAGTTGTTAGTGTATCAACTACAACGACAAAATAACTTTTTTACAGTGTTATATAACTGGATGAAAGATTCTTTGATTGTTGGTATGGGCATTATCAAGTGTTATTGGGAGCGTACAGAGGGATACACGACAGAAACAGCTGTACTTAATAATGAAGCATTACAGGCTCTCACACAAACTGGTGTAACTATTGAAGACATTCAAGGTCCAGACCAATTTGGAGACTTCTCTGTTACATATCAATTGCCGTATTATCGAAAAAACGCACCTAAATTAGAAAATATTCTAGTAAGTGAGTTTTTATATTCCCCAGACGCTAAGTCTTTAGAAGAAGCTAATTTCGTAGCCCATAAACGTAAAGTTACGATGTCTTATCTACGTGAGCGTGAAGCACAAGGCGTATATGCTAATATCGATGATATCCGTGTTAACGGCAATTACAATGGCATGAACGTAGACCAAGTAGAACAGGTTATTGGCGATAACTACGTAGACATAAATAAAGACGAGCAAACTGCCCGTCAAGAAGTGGTTATCTATGAATGTTATACAAAAATCGACATTAATAACGATGGCATCTTAGAAGATATGATTATCACCATTTGTGGTGATACGATTATCCGTATGGAACAAAATTACATGGGTAGACACCCATTCTTTGCCATTTCTCCTACAAAAGACCCACATCGTATTTGGGTTAAACGTTCATATGCAGAGTTAATTGGCGAATTACAAGACCTTAAAGTTGCGTTAACACGTCAAATCATGCAAAACGTTGCATTAACTAACGACCCCAAGATGTTGTTAGATGAATCTGCTATCAATATTGATGACTTTGTGCAAGGACGTAAGGTTATCCGTATGAAAGCTGGTCATTCAATGAATGAAGTGGCTATGCCAATGAATATTACTCCATTAGCACCACAAACATTCCAATTCTTAGAGTGGATTGAAGGGCAAAAAGAAAACCGTACTGGTATTACTCGTTATAACCAAGGTCTTGACGCTAATAGCTTAAACAAAACTGCAACTGGCATTAGTGCTATTTTAGGACAATCAGCACAACGTCTTGAATTAGTAGCACGTATGTTCGCTGAAACAGGTTTATCTGAACTATTCCGTTTTATGGTGTCTTTAAATCAAAAATTTATCGACCAACAAACAGTGATTCGTTTAACTAATAAAGAACTAAAGATTAGTCCAGAAGATTTGGACGGTAGTTTTGACTTAATTGTTAATGCTGGAATCAGCATTGCTACCAAAGAATCTACTATTATGGCTACACAAACGCTTTTGACAGCGTTAATGCAAGCAAATGCTGGCGGATACATGGTTTCTACGCCAGAAAATATCTACAATCTATTTAAAAAGTGGATTGAAAGTATTGGTTTTAAAAACTATGGCGATTATATTACTGACCCTAACGTTACACAACAACGTATGATGATGGAAATGCAGTTAAAACAACAGGTATTGAGTCAATTACCACCAGACGCATTACAATATTATGCTCAGTTCGGTATTTTGCCACCACAATATCTATTACAATTACCACCAGAATTACAAGTATTATTCGGAGGAGCGGGAAATGAACCAGACGGAAATCAACAATTTAATTCAACAGGGCAACCTGGGGGTGGAGGCTTCGGCGGCCCTAACCTTTCTGGAGGATTGGCTGGAGGCTTATCAAGAGTGGATAATCAGCAACCTCAAAACGTGCCAAGAGGACCGTCTAGTGGAGTACAGGAACCTCCTTCTGGCATCGGAGGGTTTTAAATCGTTCCTAGCTTCTACTATTGCTAGTGGACAGATTGCCAATAAAGAACTTGCTGATTTTAAACAGCAAGAAGAGTATTTACAACGGACTGGATATTTTCCAGGTGCCTAAGGAGGAATGAAATGGGAATTCGATTCGCAGACTGGAGGGGTAGTGCCAACCCTTCTCCAATTGCTATGGCATTAGCAGAAAAAGCTGGTGTTCAACAATCACCGCAAACACTACAAGACTACAAAGCTCAACAAGAGACAAGTAATGTGGCACAAGCTCGTATGGAAGCTAATACTCCATATGTAGCACCAGAAAAAGGTAAATTCGCACCAAACACAGATTATATGTCTGTAAGTATGAATCCACGTTTTGAAACTAAAGAACAATCTCAAGCTCGTGCCGATGAAGCCGATACACGTGCTTACCAACAATCACACCCTGGTTTAAGTTCTGATTTTTCTGCTAAAATTGCAGAAATCTTACGACAAGGCAAACAAGCAGAACAACGTTATCGTGACAGTGCCGAAGGTAAGTTGCCAACTAAAACAATGGGTGAAATCGCTCAAGAGCGTATGGCTCTTATTCCTAAAGACCAAGCTTGGCGTCGCCAAAACCCATTTGCCGAAGGTATGGGCTATCAATGGGCAGATGATAAAACATTACAAAGCTTAGGTTGGAAAGATGATGATATTAGCTCTATGAAAGCACGTACAGAGTTTGACCCTCAAGAAATTCAAAATTTGTACAGCGTTGGAGCATTAAAGGCACCTTATGCAGAGTATTTGAAAAAACAAGAAGCCTTGCGTAGACAAGCTGAGGAAGAAGCTGCTAGAGCTTATGCTGAACAAGCTTCATATGATTATAGTGAACCTAGTTCTTATGAAGAACCAGTATCAGCACCAGAATCTACGCCAGCACCTCAACCTTCATACCCTTCATACGGCGTCGGCTTTGACCAACTTGATAGCGATAGTGTGGCTCAATATAAATCGTCTCTTAGCCCTATGAGTACAAACTACTGGGGTACAGGTCGAGGTTCTTATTAATTAGTTTTCACCAACCCAATATGGGAGTGAAGGAGGTAACATGGAAGATTTAAAATTTAAGTTTGATTTGCAAACTTTCGCCGATGGCGAAGGTGAAGCAGAAGTTGATTTGGAGCAACCCGCAGTGGACTCCAATACAGAAGATGTGCCAGATTTTGGTATTGACGAAGATGGCAATCCTGTATTTTTCAACAATGGTCGATTCGGTGATGGCGAAGAAGAAGGAGAACAGGACCCTGAAGGTGAATCAGCTGAACCAGAAGGACAACCAGCAGAGCAAGATACTTATGTTGTCAAAGTGAACGGCCAAGAACAAGAAGTAACCCTTGATGAGTTGTTACATGGATACATGAGAAATCAAGATTATACTCGCAAAACGCAAGCTCTTGCAGAAGAACGACGCCACTTGCAGTATAACCAAGCTCCTCAAGTACAACCAAATGTTAATGCTCAACAAGCTCAACCTCAAGTTCAACAAACAGTACCACAACAACCGCAAATTACGCAACGTGATTATTACACTCAACTTGATGCATACGCTCGTAAAGAAGTGCAATCAGCATTAGGGGAGGAATTCGATGAATATAATCCGTTACATCAAGCGGCTTACGCTGATAGTATTGCTAACGTTAAAGCTGAAATCTATGCGGCTCGTCAACAAGAAGCAGACCGTCAACGTGTGGTAGACAATTTTAATCATACCATGGGTAAATATTTTCAAGACCCTAACTTCCAAGCTATTAATCAATTGGCGTTGGAAAAACTAAATAACTTACCTTATGCACAAGCTGTTCAGATTAAACAGGCGATGGACAACTATGATTCGCAAACAATTGATGCATACATGTCAGCTGTGCGTAATGAGTATTATGGTGCTAACCAAGTACCAACAATTCAACGAAAACAACCAGTACCACAGGCGAAACCATCTATGAAACCGCCATTTGTAGAGGGTGCTGGTGCCGCTACTGTTCCACCAGGTAGCCCATCAACAGAAATTGATTATTCTAAATTACGTGGATTATCTGTGGACCAACAAGCCGATATTATTTCTAAACTAGGATATTTTTCTAAATAAGGAGGTACTTAATTGTCCCAACAAACGGCTATTAGGTCTTATAATGTGGTTGGTACTGTTCAAGATATGAATGATTTCATCACTAATATCGACCCTGACCAAACACTTTTGACTTCCCGATTCGGGAAACTCTCTGTACACAATACAGAACATAGTTGGTTGTGTGATTCTCTACGTCCAGCAATGGATAACGCTACTCTTGAAGTACATGATTTCAGTACTCGTCAAGCTACTCCTCGTAGACGTGAATCTAACTTCACACAACAATTTGAACACGGCTACACTGTATCTGATATCACTCAAGCTATCAAAAAATACGGCGTACGTGACGAAAAAGCATATCAAATGTTGAAAGCTTCTAAAGAAATTGGACGTGACCTTGAATATGCTATTGTATCTAACAAAGTGAAAGCACCATTCGATGAAACTACTGCTGGTCGCTTCGGTGGTATCCCTTACTTCTTGGATAACTTCTCTGAAGTAACTGTAGACGCTCAAGGTGTAGTAACCTTGGCTAACCATCGTTTCGTAACTGGTGATAAAGTTATCGTACGTGGTAAAGGTACAAATGCTTTGGACGCTAAATATAAAGCTAATACACAGTATTTTGTGAAACCTATCAATAAAGATACTTTCACATTACATGCCACAGCAGAAGATTCTGCCGCTACGCCTGGCACTCCAATCAAACCATCTGCCGCTGTTGCAGCTGGTAAAATGGAATTGACTTACTGTAATGCTATCGACGCTAAAGCGTTGAATCCAGCTGGCGAATTTACAATGGAATCATTGAATGACGCTATGCAAGCAGTATGGGGTCGTGGTGGTGATGTAGATATCGCTGTTATGTCTGGTAAAAACAAACGTAAAGCGTCTACATTCACAGCTAACTCTCAACGTAACGTTGCGATGGAAGCTAAAAAATTAACTCAAGTAATCGATGTTCTTGAAACAGACTTCGGTGTAATTGAGTTGGTTGCTCACCGTCTATACGCAGATGACGTTGTAGACTTGCTTGAATTGCAATACTGGAAACTTGGCTACCTTATCCCATTCCATAACGAAGATTTGGAACGTAAAGGTACATACAAAGAATCCGTAATTACAGGTACAGCTACTCTCGAATGTACTGCACCAATTGCAAATGCTCGCTTGTACGGCATTTCCAAATAATCCTTGGGGGTAGTTAATTCTACCCCTTATTTTTTTTGTTTAAAAGGTGATATATGAGAATAGACACAAAGGTTACAGTCGAGAAAGACACTTGGAGTATTCAACATACCTTTGACGAATCTGATGTTTTACAACAAGTAAAAGAAGAGCGTGATAGTGGTCTTGAAGGCAACTTAAACGGTCAAGCTAAAGTAATTGCTCGTATTCCTCGCCATCGTTTTATGAGTGACTTTGAACTTATTATGGCACAAGAGTGCCAAGGTAAGGACAAAAAAGAATACGAAATGTGGATTCGTAAATGGATTATGAAAAATCCAGAATTTAGGACTACGACTGGTAATATCAAGAGGTACTTATGATTGAAGTACGTGATGTGGTTACTTCTGTTTTATATGGGTTAGGAGAAAATGCTAATCGTAAACATAGTGACCCAGAAATTATAGACGCTCTGAATATCGTATTGAGGTATGTCAACCTCGCCCTTATCAATGCTAAATCGTTTTGGATTACCAAAGAAGTTAAACTAAAACCACGTAATGGTAAGGCTAATTTACCAAATGACTTTGGCGGGTTTAAATCGTTTGAAGACGACTTCGATGGTAAATACAAATTTGTTGGCAATACTATCAAAATTGATAAAGAAGCTACAATGGCATATACCTATATCTTAGACCCTATTGAGAATATCGATGATGAAATTGATTTACCTTATGTCTTATTCGACATGTTCTCACGCTATAGTCTAGGATTACTCAATGGTAATTTTGGAGCAGATACTGTAGCTGGTTTAATATCAGCTGAAATTCAAAAAATGGTAGCTGGCGAATCAAGTGGTCCTATTGAGCGACCAATGCCATTCTTTGTATAGGAGGTACAATGACAACAAATGACTTGTTGATTTTGGTTCGTCAACGACTAGGTGATATGCAAAAACTTAGTTTATCAGACGAAGAACTAATAATGAGTTTAAACGTGGCCATTGATAGACTTAGTGAAGAATTAGCTCAAGATGGTAACCCAGAGTTAGTAAAAGAGGTAACTCTTAATGGTACATCTAAAGAACTTCGTCCAGATGATTTTATTTCCTTATGTGGTCAATTCCCTGTTATCTTTATTCAAGATACAGATGGTGTGAAAATTCAACACATGGACCCAAATTATACTGGAACGATGATTGTTCGATACTTTGCTAGTCGCAAACACGTTCACAACTTAACAGATGAAATTCCATTCGATAAAATTCTCCAACAACGACAACTTGTTACCTATACAGTATATGATATTAAATCTATTACAGGTGAGGTGAAGGATGATGACGGTAAGAGAACTAATGGATAAGGCGGCTCTTCGAGACCGTCTAAGTGATAATCTCCAAAGTGGTTATGAAGATAAAGAATTAATTGCTTATATTAATGACGCTATTAACTTTATTTGGCATGTATTAATTGACCATGGGTATTACGAGGTAATTGGAGATGTTACATTCACACAAGCTAATGATACTGCTCCAGCTGATTGGTACAGGGCTACTAACCAAGCTCCGCTCATTGTCAGAGATAGTGCCGTGGAAGTCTATGGTAAAGTCCCTCTTAAAGTCCGTTACTACAAAAAACCAAAATTTGTAAATGCAGATACAGACCAAATTCCTTTCAGTAATGAAGCGTTTGGAGATATTATTGCACAATTAGTTATTATCCTCGCCATGTCTAACCACGGCTTTAATATGGACGTTGAACAAGATATGGTAGAGGCTATCGTAGGTTTATTATAAGGAGGTGAATATGTCTGATAATGGCGTCAATCAACTACCTCCTTCTATACAAGGCGACGGTAGGAAGTTTATTTCGCTTTTAAAAAGCTATTTAAAAAATATTGCTGGGGAGTTAGATAACCAGATTAAAAAGGTAGAGAGTTACTTTAATGTTATTGCTGATAATCCAGATACGTTTGATGAACAAATTTCTAATGTTACAGTCGAAGAAAAGGCTGTTAATGGGTCGGTATCATTATTAATACGCTGGAATTCATCTCAAATTAAACAATATGCTGGTGTAAGTATCGATGTCAAAGTTGGCGATTTCCATGATACGTTAGAGATGTTTGAAGAGAAAGATACAGTTCGTCATTATGATACAACTCGCACTAACCAGTTTACGTTAGACAATGTAGATATTGGCAAAAAGTATTGGATACGTATTCGTGGTAGGGATGCCAAAAACGCATTATCAATTAGTGGTAAGGCACCGATTGCATTATATTACGTATCGGAACATGCCTATACACCAAAGTCGCCGTATGAAGCCACAGTTGTGTTTGATAAAAGAGGGGCATATTGGTCGTGGAAACAACCACCACAAAATGACTACCAATGGACAGAACTACGATTAGATACTAATGTGGGAGAAGAACACAATAGGCTAGATTTAACTACCGATTGGAATTCTACTGCTAAACCGTATGCACGTATTGGTACTGGTTATATTTATAACAAAGGTGTTGGTAATTCGTATTCAGCACCTGCAACAGTAAATTATAGCAAAGCTGTTCCACCAGCACCGAATCATGTTGCGGTAGCAAAGTTCTATGAAGGTCTAACTATAACATTTGATAATATACCAGAAGATTGTAATGGTGCTAATATCTATATCAACAATGAAGTTCACCATGTAATTTCTAATGTGTTTACATTTAATTGTTCTACTGGTGAGTATACAATTAAAATATGTTATACTGATATTTTTGGTGAAGGTGAAATGTCTCAATCAGTAAAAACATCAACAGTAGAAGAAATACCACCCAATGCAATCCATGTAACCAACAAAACTGTATTTGATGATGGCGTTATTGTAGCAAAATATATTGGCGATAAAGCAGTTGTAGGAACTAAAATTGCTGATGGTGCTATTACCACAGATAAATTAGTTGCCAACGCTATCACAGGTGACAAAATCGCTGCTAATGCTATCACTTCAGATAAAATTAAAACTGGAGAAATTACAGCAGCGAAGATAGCTACTGGTACTATCACAGGTGATAAACTTAAAGCAAACACAATTACTAGTGATAAGATTGTTACTGGTAGTATTTCTGGCGATAAAATAGCAGCTAACAGTATTAGTGGCGATAAAATTAAAGCTGGAGCTATTGATACTAATAAACTTGAAGCAGGAGCAGTTGATGCTCAAAAACTTAATGTGGATAGACTTGATGCCATCACCTCTAATGTTGGTAATTTAGTTGGTGGGTCGATAACAGGTGGAACTTTTAAAAACTCTACAGGAACTTTTAAGATTGACCCAGATGGGAATATTATTGGTGCTAATATTGTTGGTTCTAAAATTTCAGCAGATACAATCTTTCAGTCTGGCTATCACCTTAAAAACTTAGACGTACAAATTCACCGTGTTAAACATGGAGAATGGTGTCCAATCCCAGAAGGATTTACTGAGGAGCAATGTACTTTTGTTCCTGTTGGGTATTTATATACAGAAGTATATACTGACAATGGTAGTACAGAAATTGCATATAATGTCGATGGCACATTTCGACGCAGATTGGACAATGGTGAATTTGACCAGCAAAAAGCTCGATGGTTAAATAGTTGCGATATTTATTTTGTATCTCGTTCAGAACGAGACTATTATGGCAGCGGTAGTGTGGATTCAAAGACTCTCGTCGGGCTTCGTGAAAAGAGAAGGGCAGTTGTTGGAATATATAGGCATAGCAGAACATCTGGTGAGCATAATGATACTGAAACTTACGGGTATACCTATGGTGACTTGTTCGTGTTATGTATAGCTCAGATGTAAAAGATGCTGGTTATGATAAAACATAATTGTACACTACAAGATTGGCAAAATTTCGATATATTTTATGTTGTATCAAAGGATAGTGAGCTTATAAAGCTATACTCTAGCAACATTAAAGGAGGTATATAATTATGGAAACCAATGAATTAGTATTAAAATTTGATAAAGAAACGATATTACCACTTATAGAAGAACTAAGCAAAAGTGCCTACTCAATAGCGGTCTCTCATGGATTCAAAGGCACAGAGCAAGAATGGCTTGATTCATTGCATGGACCGCAAGGAGAACGAGGAGAAAAGGGAGAACGTGGACCTCAAGGTGAACGTGGTGAAAGAGGTGAAATGGGTCCGACTGGACCACAAGGCAATGAGGTTAATATCCCAAACACCACAAAATTATTATTAGAAAAAAATATTTATCTACCAAACGAAAAAATAGATACAGTATTAACTACTATCGTGCAAAGTTTGGGAGCTTTATTAAATCCATCTATTGAGCCTTTACGCTATAAAAAACCAAAAAAGACAGAAACCTTTATTGATTTTTACGGTCAACCTCACTATAAAATATCTATAAATAATAGTCCTAAAGTTGAGTTTGTGTCTAATAACTATCGTTATAATATTCCATTAACAGACAATAAATTAACCGTAAAGTATTATGATTTAATGGATAGATTGGTTGATACTCAAACGATTGAACTCGGAATAGACGAACCAGAATACGACTTTGGAAAACTCGTAGAGAAAAATGAACTTTCTCTAAAGAGTGGTATGAAAGGTACATTTGAACGCTATGATAATGGAGTTAAAGTTAATATTACATCTATCGGTTCCGTTAAAAATTACGAGATATTGGCAGAATATGGCAATTTTATCAACCAAGCAACTGAATATACAAATAGCAAATATGTTTTGTTGGATTTATCTGCTATTCAAGGGAAATCAATTCCAAATAGTATAACGATGTATAGTTTTGGGATTAATACACAAACATTGCGTATATTATTTAACCAAACTGGTATCTTTAATAGTAGCTACGACCCACAACAGTCTGACGAAGTCGGTGTTTTTGACACGGTTACATTCTATTGCGATAAACCTATGGCACTACAAATTAATAGTTCGGATATGGTGAATGTTAAAGCTAGTGAAATTTATGATTATTTGACGCTATCAGAAAAATTGCAGCGTGTATTTTAACAATCCAAATGGTAGTTATACCTATGACATAGGATATAATTCTAGGTATATACATGGTTCGCCTGGACGTTTTGCAAAGTCTAATTATAATCGTAGTTATGATTATACTGAAGGATATAATAACGGGTATTACGATGGATAGCCTGTATATTACAATAGACAAAGCATGATAGACGACTATACCAAAAACCTGTATTGTTAATTTGAAAATAGGAGGTTTATGGCAAAACGAAAATTATCACCGCCTACGCATGAATTGGTTGTTAACCAAGGTGACGATTTTTCTTTCCAACTTGTAATTAAAGACGCACAAAAAGAGCCAGTAGATATTACTGGCTTTTCGTATGTCTGCAAGGTGCGTGAAAACGCAGAAAGTGAAACTGTCTTAGCAGAAGCGGAATGTACAACACCAGAACCACAACATGGTTTGGTAGAAGTGTCTTTCTCACACGAAGTCACTTCTCAAATTGATACAGATGGGTCCTATTATGGAGAGTTAGCTTCCTATTACTATGACGTTGTACAAATCAACGCTAGTGGTAAGCATGAGCGTATTCTTCAAGGACCTTTTTTAGTTAGTCCAGGTATTTCATACCATTAAGGAGGTTTGTTGAGAGATTGGATTAATACTCATTTTCCACCTCCGTATAGATTTCTTACTGGCGTATTGATTGTAATCTTGGCTGACATTTTTGACGTATATGAACGGTTGGTTGAACAAATGTATCGATTATTAAATTTTTGGGAGATTAAAGTTATGGCTGGAACAGCATTATCTCTAATATTATCTTTTCACCAATCTGACTACGCATACGTCGCCCAGGGTATTTTCTGGTTATTAGTCTTGGATATTATCACTAAATGGTTTGCAATCAGTAACCAATACTTAATAGAACAAGGTCTCCCACCAGAGGATATTACAACAATCGATAAATTTAGAGGGTGGATACCAGCATTTAGAGCTGGCAAAATCACAACGGCTCACTTAGGCACGGGCTTTCTTTCCAAGATGATACAGTACGCATTGTTGTTATCGGCAGCGGTCATGATTGACCATGCATTTGGTAATAGTGGTATTGTACTTGGTATGAAAGCAGTAACTTTCACAATAGGTTACACATGTTATAGTGAGTTTTTATCTATCGTAGAAAATATGAGAGACAGTGGGGTTTCTCATATGGATAAACTTATGGACTTATTAAGTAGCAATATACTTAATAAACTTAAACGTTAAGGGGGTAATGTATGGATAATATAGAAGTTGTTGAGCGTGGCAATATTGTTGTCAATATCTACGAAGGACAAAACGGAGCAACTGGGGAAGCTGGTAAATCATTACGATTTGAAGATTTAACTCCTGAACAGTTAGAAAAACTCAAAGGTCCTAAAGGTGATAAGGGTGATACTGGCGAAAGAGGACCTCAAGGTCCTATAGGTCCTACTGGTTTAATTGGACCTAAAGGTGATACAGGAGAACGTGGTCCTGCTGGTCCTAAAGGTGAGCAAGGTAATATAGGTCCTGCTGGTCCTAAAGGTGAGCAAGGTTTAACTCCAGAGATTGCTTTTACTTTAGAGAATAATGGCGACTTGTATGTCGATATTAGTTATAAGGAGCGTGTATAATATGGCTAAAATTTTACTAGGCAATCTTAAAGGTCCCAAGGGAGACAAAGGTGACCAAGGTCCTCGTGGTCCACAAGGTATTCAAGGACCTGCTGGCACTACTGAAAATATTGACTTAACTCCTTTCGTTACAAAAACCGAGAATTCGACATTAACTGGTCAATATACATTTACGAATAATACACCCATTAAATTAAATGGCTATAGTATCGTATCTGAAAATAATCGTATTTCATTTAAAAATGCAAATAATAATGTATTTGCTTTCGATGATAATACTATTACACATAACGATAAGTCTTTATTAACACAAGATAAAGCTAATACATTATATGCTCCTATTGGTGATTATGTATTAAGCACAGCACTTAATTCATATGCTACTAAAACCGAAGTTGAAAATACGTAACTTACAAAAACCGATGCTGCTAACTCGTATGTTACTCAAAATACTTTGAGCAATAAAATGAATACATTAGAAACCGATGTTGGTTCTATGTTACAGAATATGGTACAAATAAAACAATTAAATAACTATGTATCTAAAGACGGTGATAATAATATAACTGGTACAATTCATATCAACAAGCCTAATGGGCTTACTTTACCTAGCCATAGCTTTGAATCTACACCGACAAACCTCATAATTAAGAATAATGCTAACCAACCTATTCTTACTATATATCCTTCTGTAGCATATCTTAATGGTCGTGAAATCCTTAGTCAATTTAAAGCTGACCAGTTATACGCTCCTAAGAGTGCGTTAAATGGCTATGTAACGATGGAACAATATAATAAAGACATGAATTCTTTATTAACAAAATTAGAAAAAATGAATAAATAATGTATAAACTATCAGAGGTATTTAATCATGGCTCAAAAACAAGGGAAAACAAAAAAAATTGTTACTGTTAAATTAGTTGATTTAACAGGTGGTATGAACGTCGCTAAATCGCCAGAATTCCTTAAACAAAACGAATGTGTAAATTTAGAGAATTTTGAATTTGATATTGAGGGCGACAAATTACGTACACGGAGGGGGCTTGGCTCCCCTCTACATACGTTCGACTCTCTAATTACTTATATCTATAATGACTACGAGATGAACGATTTCTTTATTTTCTTAGAGAATAAAAAGATTTATAGATATGAGTTTGGTAAAACACCTCAATTTATCGGTACTCTCAACGGTGACGCAAAGCGTCCAACATGTACTAAATTTGGTGGTAATCTTTTGATGGCAAGTGGTGGCAAATTACAAAAATACAACTACCAAACTGTATCTGAAATTGCAGAATCGCCAAATGCAGACATTGTATTTACACGTTCTGGTCGAGTAGTAGTATCTAAATCTGGACAAGATTTATTAGTTTATTCGGCTATTGGTGACGAGGAAGACTGGCACGAAAATTCCAACGATGATTCCGCACGGAAAGACGTGAACGTAGGGTATAAAGACGGTGGGGACATTGTTGGTGTAGCTGAACTAGCTACCGATTTATTAGTATTTAAAAATAACGGATTAATTTACACAGTACAAAACGAGCCTAGTGATTGGAATATCATGCAACTGGGAAGTAAGAGTGATTTTATATCACGACATGCTTGTACTAATTTAGGTAAGGACGTAGTGTTTATGTCCACAACTGGATTGAAGTCATATGCTACATCTCTTACGTACTCTAACTTTGAACCTAAAGATATTGGTGAAAAGTGTAACCCTCTTATTAAACGAAGAGTGGATAATCCGTTTATTTTTGACTTGCGTAGAACCAAACAATTGGTGATAAGCGGAGATAGTGGAAATACTGTATATGTATATCATTACGGGCTTAAAGCTTTTAGTAAATGGGTATTTCCGCATAAGATTACATCAATATGTGAAAATCGTTATCACGTTTTAGTATCAATGAATGATAATGATACAAGTGGGTCATTGTATGAATTGCGGTGGGATAACCACGACGATAATAAAACAACCATTCACCAAGAGATTAAAAGCGGTGAAATTCGTGATACACACCAAATGAACGTATACAGAACATATATTGACGTAATGTCAGATACCGCTGGTAGCGGTGATATTTCTATTAATGAAACTGTAATTCATCATTCATGGACTACTGAAGAGCAACAAAAAGAATTTAAGAGTCAAATACGTTCGCCAAAACTACAGTTTAAATTTGAAACGGACAGCAATATTGTCTTTAAATTTGTATCATTTGACATTGTTAAAGAAAACGAGGCTTTAGTAAGCCAAGGTTCTTCTGGTGGTGGACGACGCAACTCTGGTTTCGGAGCTAAAAAAAGAAGCAGTAAACACGATGATTTCCTAAAAGGAACAGGGTCATCAAATAGAAACCCATATGGATAATATAACGGCACTCTGAAAAGGGTGCCACTTTTTTTATATGGAGATGTCACATGGCTAAAGATGAAGACATTGTGAAATGGATTAAAAAATACAATAAGAAAATGGGTAATTTCTGGGACGATTGGGACCTAGAATGGTATCCATTTATTCACATTTTCGAGGACGGCTCTTTTTTCACATATGGTGTATGTGGAGAATATTTAGAATGTGGTCCCGTTAGTATAGATTTTAAAAAAGCTTTTCCTACTATGGAAGCTTATGCAAAACGCTTAGGGCTAAAAGGAGTATCAACAATTACTCCTCACAATCCTAAAGCATATGCACGATTAACTAAGTCTACCTTAAAAGAGAAAAAATTCTTAGGTGGACAATGGCAATATTACTTCGTGAGGGAGGTTAATTAATGGGTAAAAAAGGTGGTTCTTCATATCATGAACGCCCTCTATCCGAGGAAGAAAAACAACTATTACGTCAACAACAAGCGTATTTAGCTTCAATTCAACCGAGTATAGACCAGCTTGTATCTCGTGGTACCGCATTGCTAGACGATGTGGTTAACCCTAACTGGTCATCTATTTATAGTCAAACTGTAAACGATGTAGATAACCTACGTAAAGAACAGGCTGAATTAGCAACTGGTAAATTACCAGACGCATATGCTAATGCAAAAACAAATTATTTCAATCGTATCTACGAAAATACAATGGGTCAGCAATTGTCAGCGATGGCCAAGAAAGGTATTGTGGATAGTTCTCGACTAAACTCAGCCACAAACGATATGCAAAAAAATATCGCCGCTCAAATGTCGAAGGACTACAGCGAAGACCTCAACACGCAGAAAGGGTTGTTGGACCAAAAATATCAATTTGCACTTAATCCTCTGGAATTGGCTCACAAAGCAAATATGTACTCATTTGCAAATCCTCAACAATATTTACAACTTGCTCAAGGTCAAAATAGGTCTAATAACGAAGCCATCCAATCTACTGGTCAACTTAATAATGGTCGTGGATATGTAACTCAAAAAGGTTCTGGTTTCTTTGGTGGCTTAATGCAAGGTGTTGGTTCATACTTCGCTTGTTTCCCAGCTGAAGTTGAGATTGAAACAGATTATGGCTATATCCCTATTAATGAAATTAATGAGGGCGATATTGTTGTGGCTAAAGATGGTATTGAAAAGGTGCTTAAAGTAGTTGAATGTGGAGAACGAGAAACTATGCACTTGATTACAGATAACCATTCATTAGAAACAACTCATTCACAAACAGTATGGACACGTGATGGTCTCAAAGCTATTGATGAACTTGAAGAAGGTATGGAAGTCCTTACTGATAGTGGCTTTGAACATATCATTGACTTTAAAGCTGGTCGTATCGTACCAGTATATGAACTAGTTTGTACGGGCTCTAATATGTTCTATGCAAACGGCATTGTAGTAGAAGGCTTTACAGAGGAGGAATTAAATGCAAGTCATTCCGTATAATCCAGCAACAGACCCTTGGTTTCAATTAGGACGTGCAGTATCTGGTGGGTTAGGCTTACTAGCAGATAACCGTATAGCACGTGGCGAAGCTAAAAATCAAGATAATGAATTTGCCAATGATGAAGTGAATAAATATAACGGTTTTTTAGACCAAACAAAAGCAATGATGGGGCTTGATAAAGGCGATAGTGCTGGCTGGGCTAGTGGTAACGCTAAACTATCAGCAATGGGTTATAATGGCCCAGCTTTGACCCTAACAAATGCAGAAGGCATTAACGCTGGTCTATTAAAACAACAAGATTACTGGAATCAATATAAAGATATCAACGCTGGTAAACGCTTACATGATAATGATTACTTAACATACAATCAATACAAAGCAAATATGCCTGGTTTACTTGTATAAGGAGGGTTTATGGATTTTTCTCAATACGGGAATGTGCCTGGTAATATCCAAGATGCTATTTTGCAAGCGTCAAATAGTACTGGCGTTGACCCTGACCTTCTTGCTCGTGTGGCTCGACAAGAGAGCGGTTTCGACCCAACTGCCGTAAGTCCTGCTGGTGCTACAGGCTTATTCCAAACAATGCCAGATACAGCACGAGATTTAGGTATTGAAGACATGACAAATCCATACCAAAGTGCAATGGGCGGTGCTAAATACATCGCCCAAAATTTGCAAAAGTATGGTGGAGATATTACCAAGGCATTAGCGGCATATAACGCTGGTCCTGGTAATGTTGATAGCTGGATTAGTAATGGCTGGGACGGTTCACCAGATACTATTCCAATTGAAGAAACTCGTAATTATGTTAAATCAATTGGTGGCGGTGGACGTTCTAATATCCCTGTTAATTACACTCAACAAGGTAAGTCGCCTATTAACTTAGCGGCTCAATTTCAATTAGACGACCCAAAAGAGCAAATTGACTTCGGTCAAGTTATGGGTATCCTTAATGCACCAAAACAAAATGTATCAGCCGCTGGTGACGACGCATTACGTAGTGCATTATCAACACAAGCACATCACTTAGCACGTGGTAAACTAGCGTCTCCTTTCTATGCTCAAAGTGACAAACAACTTATGCAATCAGCGATTGCCAAGGCACAGGAAGAAGCCAAGCTAAATAATCAATCAACTCAATTAACTGGTGCTGGTCAATTAGCACAGATGATTGCTAATAGTAAGAATAGTTCTAATGCAGAAATGCTTGCAAGTTTAGGTCAAGCTCTTGGTGTGCGTTTAAGCCCTATGGCACGACGTTATATGTCACAAAATGATATGGCTAAAATGGGATTACAGTTTGCTAGACAAGACCAAATGCTCGCAGACGAACGTGCATTTAAGGCATCAGAAGCTGAAAAAGCACGTCAATTCCAACGTGACATGATGGCAGTTAGAGCCGCCGCTACAGCCGCTCGTGCTGGTGGCAGTGGTCGTTCTGGTGGTGGTAGCAGTTCTAGCCTTATCAGTAGCGATAAATACGTCGATAAACAATTAAGCGGATTTGGTGAATACTTATCTGAAAACGCTGATAAAGAACAATTCTCTCAAAATGATGTCAATGAATTAAACCGTCGATATGGCGACTTAATTTTACAATTAGGTTCAGCTGAAGCAACTCCATATTCTATGGAGATGTTACGACGAGCTGGTAATGATTATACATACCAAATTAATCATATGCAAAATTCAAGTAGCGGTAATAAATTGGATTACAGCACTAGCCAAGACATCATTGATAAACTTAACAAAAAAGAATAGATTATTTATACAGGAGGGGTGATTAAATGCCTACTTTAGGACAGTTGCTAGGCGATAACCTATATAACGTTGCATATGGTCCTCAATACAACGCCATGAAGCGTAAACAAGTCCTCGATGATTCTGGTTATATTCCAAGCGAGAACGATGGTTTAATTGATAGCTTTCAATCTGGTCTAGCTGGTTCTATGGGCGGACTATTTGGAGAGTTATCTGGTTGGGCTAAAAACAATGGTCATGACTGGTTAGCTAATGAAGCTATGTATAGTGCTAACCAAATGGGTGATATAGCCGCTCGTAATGCTTATACAGGTAATGCAGATACCGATGGGTATTTATGGTATGGTGCGAACCAAGCCGCTCAAGCTTTAGGTTCATCTGTTCCTAGTTTGGCTACTGATGTCGCTACATCAGCCACCGCTGACGCCGTTATTGGTTCCATCTTACCTGGTGTTGGTACTACCGCTGGTGGTGTTGTAGGTGCATTAACAGGTGTTGGTAAATTTACACTTAGAGCATATGAAGGGTCTAAGGCGATTCGTTATGGCGTTAAAGCCGCTAAAACAGCTGGTAGTATTGCAGTCGGTGGTCTAGTCGAAAACGCTAGTAACGCTGGTGATACATACATGACTGGTTTAAGTCGTGGCATGGACCATACAGAAGCATGGGACGCTAGTAACCAAGCCTTTGACGATGGCTGGGCCCCAGCTGTATTAAACTATGCTTCAGATAAAATCTCACTAGGTATGCCAATGAAAGGTATCTCGGCCGCTATGGCTGTTGGTACTGGCGGCAAAGTACTAGCTAAAACAGCTGGTGCTTGGGCTGGTAATGCTATGATTGGTGCCACTGGTGAAGGTTTAACCGAAGCATGGCAACAAGAAATTCAAGAACAAGCATTAGGTAACCCAGATTACGCTAACGTACATATCTATGACCCACGTACATGGACTGATGAAATGGTGAGCCAAGGCAAAGACGCATTTGCTGGTTCATTAGTATTAGGTGGTATTGGTGGTGCCGTAAATACTGCTCGTGGCTGGACTTCATCTCGTGCTAACCCTTCTGTCTCTATAGAAGACAGTATAGACAGTAACCCACAAGAAACAAATCTAAACCATACTACAAGTATTAACAACGTTAATAATATTGATACAGAAGATGATGTATACGGAAACGTAGAGGTACCAGTATCTGCTGTTCGCAGTATTGAAGATAATACTGATGTTGACGGTATTACGGACTTGTCAGAAATGGTACCAGACCAATTAGCACCACAAGAACGTGGTGATTACGATGATGTACTAGACACTATGACAGCACGTTTTCAAAAGAATAAATATTCTGACGCTGATATTGTAAATAAACAACAAGCTGTTAGTGATACAGTAAATCGTATCATAGATTTATGGGATAATTCTACAGACGAAACAACTCCTAAAAAGCTTACCAATAATATGTATATGGACGACTTCATGAACGCTGGTCTTACAAAGAAAGAAGCACATGAAGCTTCGTCTACTTTAGTATCTACTTTACGCAAGAAAAATGACGTAGATAACTACAACCCTATGGACGGGAAGAATATCGTTGAACGTGCAGATAAAGTAGGTTACAAACTATCAGACGCACAGCGTAAGGACTTATTGTCTGATAATCCTATCCGTCAAAACATTAACGATACAAATCTTGCCGTTGAAAAAGCGGAAGCTGACGCACGTAGACGTCAACAAGCTAAACAGGCACAACAACGGGAAAAAGAAAATAGACAAGCATATTCTTCTCGTTATAAAGATTCTGTGAACAAACCTTTCCTAGACCCTCTATATGGTGATAGAGCGGAAGAAACTGGTTATCGCATTAGCAAAGCTATAGCAGAACGTGAAGCTGATAAAAAATACGGACGTAAAGTCCGCAAAGATTATGAATATCTTCGTAAGAATGGTATTAATACACAAAACTATTCTGAACAAGAAATGAAGGACATTCAAAATCATGTTCGCTCAATTGAACAAGGCAAGAAAAACAACGATAAAACAGGCTTATTAAAACGTAGTGCTGATAATGCTAACGTGATTAAAGCTAACCAAGCATATGCAGAAGCTTTTAAAAATTTAGACGAAAACGACCCACGTGACAAAGCAAAAATTCAACAAACACGAGAAGTTATAGCCAATCAATTAGTTGAACTTGGCAAAATGGGCAAGCCAATTCATCGTTATGAAGTTCTAAAAGACCTTAAAAAGAATAGCAAAAACTTATACAACAAGGTAATGAACGAAGTATATGGTGAACAAATCGCCGAAGCTAAGAAACAAATTAAAGTAGAAAAACCTAAAATTCAAGCTAACGCTAAGGTGAAACCTTCATTTAAAAAAGGTTCTATATCAGCTAAAGTAGCTGAAAATCCAGAGCTTAAACCTCTTATTATGGCACAATCTATTGACGTAGAAAAAGCTAAAAAAGTACAAGCTAAAGAAGTTATTAAAAAGGAAGCAAAACAAGAAGTTGCTCCAGTTAAAGAAACTAAAAAACTTGGCCCATATAAAAATGATAAAACTGAAGGTGAACGTGCATTAGCTGGTTTAAGAGAAAAGAAAATTACACCACAAGAAG